GCTAACTAGCGTTAACGAAGCTGCGTATTTATCGGAGAAGTCATGCCAGATGGTAGTCCTGCCGGCTACCCAGTCGCGCAAGATACGCTCTGCCTTGTCCGTGGCTAGCGACTGGAAGATGGCTGGATACGCGTTGTACCCAAAGCGAAAGCAGTTCTCGAGAAATAGGATACCCTCGCTCGTGTACATCACGTTCACATCTACTGAGCCCGTGTAGTGCGCGAGATCCTTCCATTTCAGATACTTCCCGACGGTGTCCACTATGCCTGGGCACGTGAGTGGCACTCTGAAAACTACTCCCCCAGCACAGCCGATATTCTCTCCCAGATCACCAGTGAGTTTGCGTTTGGACTCCAGGTCGCAAAAGGCCATCTTCGGCTTACCGTCTCTAAGCCAAAGGTCGAAGTCAACTTCGATACCTTCTACCATGCGCTGGAGGATGAACTGAGGCTTGCCTTTAGCCGTCAGTCCGCCGATGTATTCGCGAAGCTCTTCGTTCGCAAGCTTGGGATCGTTGGCTTCTTGTGGTACGAAAGTAGCTGTCGGGTCAGACTTGTAGGGCTTGTAGACGTAAGCCTTGTTGCGATTGCGCTCCAGGAACTTGAGCGCCGCAGGGTAGTCTGTGAACTTCTCGGTCTCGGGGAGTTTGAGACCTACCGCCTCTGCTATGCCCGCTGCATAGTCCCTGTCATTCTCGAGCTTCTCGGATATCGCAGACGTTCCGATTACCAGCTCTCCGGCCTCCCGGAGCTTATCCGCAGTCTTGGAGAGGTTGTTGCTGTCAAACACCCACAGTGTCTTTTGCATCAGCAACTGACGGGTCGCCTCTGCAAGAGGCATTTTCTTCACCAAGCCGTTACCGAGAGTCTCCATCGCTTCGCGGTCCTTTGGCTCAACATCCTTCATGTCGAACGCGAAGACGACGTCCGAACCCTGATAGATCATCAGCAGTCCGAGGCCCAGACCTGACCAGTCGTTAGTGACGATGACTACTTTCGGCATTAGTACTCCGCGAAGGCCCTGCGAGTGGTCTGCCAGAGCGACTCGAGTGCGGCTGCGCCGGGCTGAGAGGCACGAAAGCCGCGCTTCTTATATGCCAGTAGCGTAATTACCCTGTTGTCGAACAGCTCCTTGCCATTCAGGAGGTTGCTTCGCAGGATACGGCTCAGATCGAACACGTTCTCATCGTTCTGAGGGAGCTTCTGGCCACGTAGCAGCTTACGCGCCATCCTGTCTATAACCACGTCCATCGGCCTGGGCAGTGAAGCCACATTGCCAGTGGCTAGCAGCCGACTCCCAGCCTGTAGCATCTCGCCCTTGCTGATCTTCGGCCCTGGACGTAACACCCGCGCTGCCATGCTGAACGCCTCGGGGAGAGGTCCTAGGCTTGAGAAGATATTGGCGATGTTCTGACTAGGCGACATCGAGCGGCCAAAGCTGTCTCGGCCAGAGACTGTCTCGTAGCCGGTCTTGATGGCTGGATTCAGCCTGTTGGCGATGAAGTTGAGGGGGTGGTTGAGAACCTGGAGGTCTGTCTGCCACCAGCCCAGCATGTCGAGGCCGACCTCCTTACCATTCGCTCCGTGGAGCCCAGTTCTCATGTAGAACTTAGACGTGTTCGGATTGAACTCGGGTTCCTTCCCTGACAGGATCTTACTGCCTACGTACGTGATAGCTGCGCCCCAGAGTAGCTGCCGCATCTTGAACGGCAGATACATTGCGTCTCTGTGGTTCAGCCGACCAGATGCGATCTCACCTAGCTCGCCTGCAGCGTTAGCCGTGAGCGCGATCCGACTTGCTGTCCACTGTGGGCTGAATAAGATGAGTCGCAGACGTCGTGCTAGCGTCGGATCGACTAACTCCTGTGGGATGCGACCAGCCACTAAGTTTCCGAAATCGGCCGCTTTTCTAGCCGCGGTCTTGTACTCGATGGAGCCGGGAAGGTGCACTCCCTTCGTTGCCTCAGCCCACTCGTGCATCTTCGTGGAGTAGGCAAAGTACTGGAGAGATGGGACGATCTTGTCCCACAGGATCTTGTCCTGAATCTCCTGTAGCCGATCCATCCTTGCCGCAAGGCCGCTAAGGGGACGAGCGTCTTTGTAGCCAATCCGCCCTAGTGTTCTCTGCCATCCTTCATGTGCTCGCACGCCGAAGTCGGGACGACTGAATAGATCCAGCCCGTGCTTCGCTGCTTCCATGATACCAGGATCGTTGGCCTTAATAGCTCGCAGCGCCTCGCCGTAGCCGAAGGGATTGGTAGCTACCGCCGGTAGGCTCCGTAGTACGTTCAGCCCATGCTCCCAGAACCAGAACATGACGCCTCGCATCCACAACCCCTTGGCGGTGTCGAGCGAGTTGACCCACTCTCGATCGGACAACGCAGGGTTGGAGATGTTCTCAAGGGCCTGAGCGACTTCGTTTGGCGCGATCTTCTTCCCCATGTTAGCGATACGGATCTGACGCCAATTATCAGGGATGACTGTCATGCCGGTCGTGGGAGCATCAGTTATCATCCCTATCCGCTCTAGTGCTCCGCGAAGCCGTGCCGCTCCAATGGCCTTGTAGGCTTCAGCGATATGCGATCCTTGAACCTTGGGCAAGTCGAAGATCGGTCCCTCTAGGCCGTTCGACTGAGTCCACTGCTCGAGCTCTCGAAGGCCCAGAATCTTTCGCCGCTGAGTCAGTGGCCCACCCGTCGGGAAGGTACGGAAGCCGTTAACCTTCCACCGCTGAAACGATTCGGGAGGTAGCCGGTGAGTGATATAGTTCTCTATGTACTCGTCTAGCACCCCGTTCTGTTTCAGTAGGACGCCGAGTCGAAGGTTCATCTGGTTTAGCGCCAGCGCAGCCTGCTGCTGATCTGGTCTCAGTATGGCCCACTCTGGCGCCTGCGCGCCCTCCTCGACTACGAACATCGCTGCTCGTTGCGAAGCGGCGTCGGGGAAGGTCTTCGCTAGCATGTCGCCGTGGGTCTTGGCTAATGTTCGCGAGTACGTCATTGCGTCTACGTATTGCCTGAACGCTTCGACACTATGCGGATCGGACATCATCTTCGTAGGATTGTAGAGTGCGATGAGCTTCTTGGTGAAGTTCGTGTTCTTCATCCACTCTGCGATTCTTGGAGAGGCTGCTCCAGCGAGCATGAAGGTGCCGACTGCGAATAGGCCAGCTCGCGCGGACGGCGGCAGGTTCTCATCGAACGACAGCCAGTCGAGCCCTGCGCCGCCGACGCCGAGTAGCAGACGCCCTGATACGTGACCCGCTTGACTCTTGATCTTCTTTGTGAGTTCCTCTAGTTCCTTATCGTCCAGGTACGCGCCAATCTGGAAGCCGTCCATCTTCATCGGGTTCACTAGCGACTCGGCAACGTCTGGGGGATCGTTCCAGGGTGCGCCAACCTGCTCATGCGGCTGGACTTCGATAGGTGCCCGCTCCCGCGCCAGCGCCGACTTGAGGCCCTTCCTGACTTGCTCAATCTCTTTTGCAGACTTCTTCTTTCCTAGATCAACCTCCCAAGGCTGAGGATGTGATAGGTCCAGAACCACGCTCTCCTCTGCCGCCGATCCTTCACGCGTAAGCGCACGGTCGAGCGCCTTGCGGACAACTTCAGACCCGCGACCTGGCTCGACAGGATCTCCAACAAGCAGCTGTGTAAGCGTCGCGTCCCCGCGCACCTCTGGAGATGATACGTCAAGTGGGTCTATCCTTTCGACTGCGTCGTCCACCGCAGCATCAGTGAGGGCCAGCTCTGCGATGTCGCCGGGAACGCCTTTCGCCTCTGCTCCGATCTCCGTAGGCTCTAGGCCCTTCACTGGAGGTTCGGGGAGTGTCACCTTGCGCGGCTCGCCTACGGTGAAGGCCTGCTCTGCAGTCTCCTTGATCCTGTCCTGTGTCGTCTCCAGCGTTGGCTGCCCCTCGGACGGCGCCCCAGCCTGGAAGCCCTTGGGAGGAACTACTGGCTCGACCTTCTGCGGCCCCCGTAGCGGCTCGACCTGCTGGAGCGCCTCACGGAACGACACTTCTGGCAGCTTCAGCGCCCTCTCTCCAGGGGACGGCTCATCGACGAGCGCACCGCGCTCCGCCTCTAGCCGTGGAGTCGGCTCAATTGCCCTGTCAGTCTCAGCCCGTACGATCTCATCGAGATTGATAGCCCCTGGCTCTGCCTCATGGATAGCCTGACCGAGGATTGTTGCCTCGATAGGTTCGATCTTATCCGGTGGCAGAGATTCGAGACTGGTGCCGTGTGGAGCCAAGTTCTCATTGAGCTTATCGAACTCGCCCTTTGCGTAGCGCAACGCCGCAATTCTGCGCGCACGCGGTAGCGCCATGATGTAACGCTTGAACGCCCACGCTGAGCCCTGTATGACACCGCCGGCAACGGCAAAGGTAGCGCCATCGCTCAGTATCGCCGCAGGCCGAGACTCACCAGGCTGAAGAGGGCGGATGGCGCCGTAGATATTCCCGCCTAGGAACTCGCCTGTCAGGAACGACGCTGCTCGGCCCATCACTCGCGGCGCGCCTGGGATCAGCTTCAGCGCCGATGCGCCAAGGAACGATCCCATGAACGCTGCGCCTTCAAGAGAGAGATTGAGTTTCTCTCTCGACTCCATGTCCCCTTCGCTAGCGCGCCTGTTTAGGAACTCCCCGTACGACTCGTAGTAGTCGGGAGTTCTGATCGGCTTCGTCATGTCTATCGGGCCCTTAGGCTGCGTCGCGCCAGTAGGGATGCCCTCGAACTGTGCCCGCACTGAGCGATCTGTCATGTCGCGAAGGAACGTATAGACACCCTCAGCGACGCCTTGGAAGGGCCTGACGAGCAGATTCTGGATGAGCGGATGCTGCTCCGCAAAGCTCCTTGGCGGCACCGACTCTCCTGCTGCTACCCGTCTACTCAACGACTCTGGCGGTGACACGAGCGAATCAAAGGGATTGGGCGACGTCTTATGCGCTAACTCGTCAAATGGGTTGCCGCCTTGCTCAGCGACGTGCTGCTCTGCCGTTACAGGTGTCTTCCCCTGCTCTGCCAGAGCGTCGAAGGGATTCTGTTTTCCGTTGCTCATTTCATCTGTCCGATGCCGAACGCGTTCTCGAACTGCTCGTACTGCACAGCAGTTAACTTCTTCTTCAACTGAGCCTTAATGAAACCGATCTCAACGTCGGAGAACAGACCGCGCTTGTACGCGTCAGCTAGCTGCCCGGCTACGGCTGCCATGTCCTGAGCGCCAGATACTATCTGTATCGCGCCGCCAATCTTCTGCTCCTGAGGATCCACGGCTGGTGGCGATACGGGAGTTTCTGACTTCACAGCCGGGCCGCCCTTTATGGTAATCTTCTCTCGTACTGACCCTGTCAGGCCTTCCTTCAGCTTGCGCTGGAACTCCTCCTTCGTCATGCCGAAGTTCGCCTTGATGTAGTCTTCCGCGATCTGGTCGTACGTGGGAGCAGGGTTCAGCTTCTCCCACTTGTCGATCTGGTCCTGATCCGTCGGGTCTAAGCTCGCTGCGAACATGTCAGCGCGACGTCTGACTTCGTGCGCCCCAACAGCGTCGTGATAGGCCTTGGTGATGTTGTTCAGGCCTGCGAGCATGAGTCTGGCATTGTCAGCCATGACCTGTCGCTCGATACCTAGATACTGTCGATCCGCTAGAAGCTTGTGAATGCGATAGGGCAGGATCCCTAGCGCCGCTTCCTCTGCCAGCCTAGCCGACTCCGGGCTGTCACCGATCAGCCGCTTCGCTCCCTCCGTTACCTGGTTCTGCAGTTCCGTCTCTGCTAACTTCTGTTGCGCTTCAGCTGCTTCTGCCGTTCCTTCCGCTTGTGGAGCCCCGGCTGCGCCAGCAGTCTCAGCTCGCTTCTGCACGTTCGCCTGAGTTGCCACATCCGCAGCCGCTTTTCCCTCAACTGCCTGCGCCTGCTTCGGAGTCGGTATCTGCGCCACAGCTGCAGCTTGTGGAGTGCCAGGCTGAACGCGACTCAGCTCCTGGCTAGTGATCCTATTCTTCGCTGCCGCGAGTTGAGGTATCGCTTGAGCCCCAGGCGCCATCCCGATGCCTGCGATCTTGTAGAGGTGCATGGCCTCCTTAGACGACAGCGCCTCGGCAGGAAATATCCCTAGCTGAACTAGGTTCTCGAGATGCTCTATTCCCTTTCTCGCTTGCTCCTGCGCGAACTTCCTGTGCTCCTGCACAGTCTCTCCAAACTCCTTGAACTGCTGGCCGGCAGTAGCCAGAAAGGAGAACGGCCCCGGAATAATCGGTACTGTCATGTCGTCTCCCTATGCTGCCGCAGCAGCGAACGGTTGCCAGCCGAGATTTCCGGCGCCTTGAGCTGTATTCCCGGCGCCTTGGAATAGATAGTCTAGGAACCCCGGCTGGTAGTACGTCTGCGGCGTGCTGACGCCTGCAGTCGCGAAGCCGCCGAGTAGCCGAGTGTACCGCTCTGCCGCTGCCTGCTGATTGGCGTTGAGTAGGTTCGCGAGGAAGGCGTTCTCCCCTGCGACACTCCGGCCTGCAGCAGCTCCGATGGTGTTGCCCAGGCCCGAGCCAGTTAAGTTGCCTGCCGACTCCTTCGCACCGGCTAGCGCCTCCGCTCGGTTCTGAGCGAACATTGCCTTGTACGGCGACGTGTCGAGAGTCGGCCCTCCCATCGGGCCGTTGATCGCTGTGCTGAATCCCTGCTGCGACAGGAAATCTGCAAAGCTCTGGCGAAGTTGGCCGATGTCCGGGGGCATCGACGGACCTGACTTCTGCTTCCCTGTTAGGAACGACACTTTGCGTAGGCCTCCCGCCTGGTCAGTCCGAATAGGTACTGGTCGATCCACTTGCCGTTGAGCAGCAGCGATTCCCTCTTTCTGCCTTCTTGCTTGAATCCTATCTCATTCACTAGCCTGATCGTCGCGAAGTACATCGGCGGCAACGTTACGCTCATCCGCTGGATCGGAAAGTTGTCGAAGACCCACAGCACTCCAGCCTTCACGATCGGTAGCTTATCTGTCATGTCGCGGTCGAGGAACAGGATATGCGTCTCGAAGTCTATGATCCGGTGGAGATCTTCGAGAGTCACTATCCCCACGAGCTCCCGATCCTTCCAGATCTCGAGCCATAGCGTATCGTCGTTCGTGATATACCGAATGAAGTTGTCGAGGTCACCTCTCGTTAGGTCACTGAAGAGCGTACGGAATCTCTTCATCTGTTCCCATATAAGGAGTAGCTTCTCCCACGACAACGTCATCATCTTCAGCCGATAGCGACCGACAGTTACAAGATTATTAGATAGACTGTCGCCGTCGCTAAGCTGCACTTTAGAAACAGCTGCGATTCTGTCCACTGGTTTCGCCTCGAGTCGTAAACTACTGCGCCCTTATCCACGTTCCAGATGTAGTGCGTAGGAACGATCCCTAGTCTATGCTCTACCGTGAACTCCGTGTCAGCTACTCCTGGTGTGACTATCGGTCCCGCGAGCCTTGCACGCCAGTTATCTGCCGGCGTGAGGTTGTTCGCCAGTGCGTCGAGAACTCTCCCGAGCGACTGGGTAGTGTTGTCAATGACTCGGTCAACTCTCACGGCTCCTTCAGCGCTCCCACCTCGGTGAAGATATGCACGCCTAGTAGCTGGAACCTATCAGGTAGCGCAGCTAGCGAGGAGCTCAGCAACCTGAACTGCAGCTGCCTTGCCTCGATCGTCTTCCGGATAGATTGTATATCCGGAAACGTGCTCGCAGTTAGTAAGACGGACGAGAACGATAACCAGTTCGCTCCCCCGTCCGTTGAGTACTCTACAATCACCGTGACGTCGAAGACTGGAGACACATACTCTATCTGGACCTCGTTCACTTGGATCTTCTTCAAGTACGTGTCTGTAGAGATCATCCCCGTATCTATCTCAAACTGCTCTATCACGGGATTGCCGAGCGTGTTTATGTCGGACGTCTGCGCTGGATCTTCTCGCGTGACGTAGCCCTGACTAGGGCCTTGAACTACGTACATCCCGTCTACGAGTCCAGTTCCACTCAGGTCGTCAATAGTGCCCACCTGGGCATCTATCGTACCTATCAGCTGATCTATCGTCAGGCCACCAGGCGCCCTAAATCGCGTTGGTGCTACAGCTCTTGGAGTAAAGGGATATACGTCTTTAGTCCATCCCTTCTCGCGAAGAGAGTAGCGATATATTGCGTTGTCGTCCGGCACGACGCAGCGGTACTCCTGCCTGACTGGATCGTAGCGGCCGAATAGCTGTAGTGGATGTTGAATGACGGAGAATAGCCGATCCGCTATATCTGTTCCCACCTGCGTAGGCCCCTGAGGCGAGATCAGATAGAAGTTGTCTCTCAGCCAGCCAATGACACCGCCAGGTATCCTTGCTAGGCTGTACGGCGATTCCGTGCCGATCTCGTCAAACTGCAAACTGAACCTGAACGGTGCGTCCACGTCGCCGGTCTGAGAGATCAGCCAGACACTACGCAGCCGGAACAGTAGCGCCAACTGGTCTGTAAAGGGAAACGTTGCCTGACAGATATCTACTACCGGCCCTGGAGACGCCGTTACATCTTCAAAGCCGGCTCCCAGGTTGATAGGGTCAGTTTCATCCCATAACAGACTGTTGTCTTTCACAGACCAACGTAGCCGTGTTTGGTGAGCACCCGAGTCGTCAATGACGTTCGTGGCAATGACCCTGTTTCCGAACGTCGTCAGATGTTGAGCGCTCGGGACATTGGCGCCTGTGATCTTCGTCGCAGCCCCAAGAGTTGGGTCGAATATGTAGAGTCCGTCTACACCGTTGCTGAACATTAGCGACTCGCCGAAGGACGTCACGGCAATATAGTTGTTCGCGTTGCCCGTGAACGTGACTCCCGCAATCGCGACCCAGTTGGTGCCGTCGAACTTCTCCATGCCAACTATTGTGAATCGTAAAGGTATGACAGTGCCGGAGCCAATAACGAAATCGAAGGCATCCATGCACGGCTGAACAAACACGCCGCCTAGCGGCCCGACTGACTTTCTTGTCGCAAGATGTCCCCTATCCATGAGCAGATTCTTCATGAAGATCGCCTGCTCCTTGGGGACCTGATTCAGAGGCAGATTGGTATTCAGCCCCTTTCCAGGCGAAAAGAACGTTAGTGGCTGAGGTGCCGTCTCCGGTGTTACTGGCGGTCGAAAAGGCGCCGGTAGCGGGTCGCTCTGAATCGGTCTCGCGTTACCTATTGACCTAGCCACTACGGTCTCACTCCTCTCTGCCAAACCTCGATGCTGTCAATAGTCAGCGTACCTCCAGCAGTTACTGATCCGCGGAAGTCTAATGTTACCGCACCAGATAGAAGTTCTGCTGGCGCTACGGAGGCATTCGCAGCTCCGACAGCTGCTGCTCGCTGAGTGTTGACACTGGTCCGTACCACAACGTCCTCAAGTACAATAGCTGTGTTTAGAAGAACGGTCCTGTTGCCAATGTCAGTCGCACCGAACTTGCTATGGAACACACAGTTCTGCGTAGCGGCGCGAACTACGGCGACTATGCGGATCTGTGCTCCATCGTCCTGCAACGTGTTAGCAGGTAGCGAGAACGTAGCGAGGCTGACGTCTGAAGTACTCGTCGTGTTCAGGTTCGCGATTCTGAACAGCGGGTCCATCCGCTCTCGAATGTCCCGCTTTAGCTGCTGGATGACGGTATCGAGATCGCTCGCCAGCGCTACGCTACCTACTGGCGCCGCCTCATTCCATGTCGCAGAGTAACCCATACGCCCCCTTGTACAAATTCGTACTACTTAGCGAGCTTGCAGACTCCGAAACCTATCGCCGCCCACAATCCCTTAGTAGCGGCGCTTATCCCTTTTGGCTCGACGGACGGGTAGAAGTCCATCCTCGGCGTCCCGCTGCTGTCTGCCCATAGGCTCTTCAGGGGCCCTGGTGTCCAGATCCGGCTCACTACCGACCGGCCAGAGCGCAAGCTGAAGGTGGTCGAGGTTGTAGTATCCCCTCTCGATCGCCCAACTTGAACGTTTAGCACGGGCCATAGCATTGGCCTCCTTGCTGTATCAGCCGGAATCAGTATCTGCACGGTGTCGTGCAAAGTAACCTGCTCCACGATCTGCAACGTATCCGTGGTGACGATACTCGGACCCTCTAATCTAACCGTGTCGTGCACGGTATTGTACACCGTTACGATCTGAGGAACCGGCTTGCCCGGTCGCTGAACGCAGAAGACCAGGTATGTTAGCGCCCCTCCAGCGAGTAGCGCTATCAAGTACGGCCACGGTCCCGGTCGAACCTCCACAGGTCCCAGATTCGTCATACTATCAGCTCAAAGTGGTCCAGGTCATCGAACGTCTGATCTGTAAAGATCAGGTCCCCGTTCCAGTCTCCACCCCATCTTATCGGCATCGACATCGAGTGGGCCACATGAAGCACGTAGCCAGCAAAGTGGTAGAATCTTCCCACTGCGTGCGTGTACTCGTTCAGCTTCATGTGTAAAAGGCTCGGCCACACGACCGGATACGGGGCTGCATCTAGCGCCATTGACACGGTGCGCCCCGGACCTATTACGTGTCTCGACGTCATCGGATCGCTCAGCTTCGACCGACCGTCTTTGATTGCTTGGAGCTCCTCGGCCACCGTTCTCGCACCTACGAGCGCCTGGCAGTCGTATTCCTTCACCACCTCTAGAAACAACGACTGTAGCATAGGGTGGCAAGTATCTAGCACCTTGATAGAAGTCATGCCGAACGACGGCATCGCAGCCTCTCATGACGAATGGTCGAAGTCGAGACGTTTGTCTGTCTGTCTCGCTAGAGACGGCATCTCGACCCCAGAGTCGATAGCCTCCGTCTCCTCATGCGACTCGACTGGCTTGTCTGTCAGCCAGTTCTTGTACACCTGCATCTGGTACGTAGCCTTGGCGGCATCTCTTCCATCTACATCGTAGTAGTTAAACGACGCGAGAATACCAATGCCCCTGTGCCACGCATCTGGTAGATCAGGAATATCGCTACTATTCACCAGTGCAGTGAACTTCTCCTTGTAGTACAGCTCAATCTGGTAGACGCCATTTGGGACGGGAAGTAGCTGAATATAGTCCTCAAAGCGTCCAACCTTCACCGGCTTGCCCTGTACCGAGTCGATAAAGTCGTTCTCGACTAGGTAATTGATCCCTACCACTTCTAGCTCCTGATCGTTCGTCCTGTCCCACGCCTTGTAGAGCACCTCCGTGACGTCAGTGATTCGGTACTTATCAGTCCCGAGCACTGTCGAGAACGTTGCCCTGGCGCGACCGCGAGTGTGCTTATACTTGTCTCGAATCTCCTCGTAGGCGTCGTTGACATGACCTGCAAGAGTCGCATCAGTCACGTCCGTAGCAGATGGGTTACCTATCCGCCTTCGCACGTATTGCTGAAGCAGCGTCAACGTCATAGACATGGATCAACTCCAGTGACGTGCGTGAACGTCGTGCCTGCTGGGGTGATCTTAGTTTTTACTGGAACTGATAGGCCAACCGGTGTGAATGCGGGCACAGCGCCGGCTGAGAGCTTTGTGAACGACGAGGCTACGCCACTTACTCCTGCTGTGACAGGGTCTATCTGCCACGTTACTACTGGGAAGCAAGCCTCGAGGCTAAACGCCTTCGTAAACGTTAGCTGAGGTCCGAGTTCGTTCCAGACCTCCATAGTGACAGTGATCACGTGGCTATCGTCAGTGACGTGCACTAGCCCCGCAAAGCCCATTAGCCTCGCGCCAACGTGAGCTAGCGGGCCCTGAGTATACACGCCGCCGTAGATCTGTGTCGTCTGGTTCTCGGGGAACGGCAAGAACACTGTACAGTGATTGCCTAGGCCGTCAGTCGTATAGACATCGTGCGTGCCGTTATCTATCGCTGCCGAGTGCATATCACCACACACGATGATAAGAGTACTCGCAAGACCGTTCGCCTGTATGAAATCGCTGATATTCTTCCGCTCAGTTGCGAACCCGCCCCAGTCGTCAGAGAAGTTGTCGCCCACCGGCGCTATCCAGGGCACTGTCGAGAACCAGAACACTAGCTGCTTAGCGCTCTTTGCCGCCATCAGCTGGTCCTTGAACCACTGTAACTGAGTCGCGCCCATCATCACGTGCGTAGGTCCATCTGGATTGAAGTCTGCATCGCGATTTGAGCGCAAATCTGTCACGACAAACCGACAGCGACCCACTATGAACGAGTGGTAGATAGATCCGTCTACCGATGGTAGCGCGTAGGCCGGGAAGTTCTCTCGATATGCCGCCTGCGCTGCTGGTTTGGCCGGACTGGTGCCGCTCGTGTTATCCGCTCCGAAGTCGTGGTCGTCCCAGACGTAATCTGACGAGCAAGACAGGAACAAAGCACGCCTTTTGGCGATCATCGCAGCGTCGAACGCTCCACGGAACAGCGTTACGTCGTTGTTTAGTATGTTCCAGTAGTGAAGATCGCCGTAAACTAGGTAGAGCAGCGGATTCTGGTTCTTCAAAGTCGTGTAAAGATTCGTATTCGAGCCAGTTTCAGCGCAACCTCCGCATGCGAATACGAAAGAAGCCGGCTGCGACAGTAGCGGGAAGCTCTTAAAGGTCCCAATGGGGCCGACTGCTAGGCCGCCAATGAAGACTTGGTAGTAATACTGTGTATCGTGGCCTACAAGGACAATGAAAGTGGCTACTTTATTGGCATTAGTGGCCACGTCACCGTACTCTGTGTATCCTACAAGGGTTGGATTCGGCGAAACTCGCAGTCTGACAGCTCCAGAGGCCGCGTTCAGCCTAATCTTTACCGTCGCCTGCGTATCAGTAACGCCTCCTACCCACGCCCACCACACACCCTGCACTACTGGAGCGGCAGCGCTAACATGGAAAGCGCCTATTGTCCACGGCACAGTGCGTACTGTGTTTCGTACGTCCACATTGAATGGGAAGTACGGATTGGCCGATAGGTTAACGCCCTTTCCGATAAGGCCGGTGTCACCAGGTAGGGGTATCGGCACTCCGTTGAGTAGATCCTGCAAGTACGCAGCCTGTCCGCCTCCGCTATGCGGACCGTGTGGATCGACAGCGACCTCGAGATCAGTGCCAGGTAGACCCACTTCTCCTATTGACGGCGGGCCAGTCGTGCTAAAGTTGTAATCGCTTAGCGGGTTCGGCCCAGGGTGCGTAGCTGCAAGCGCCGTGTTCCAGCCGTTATCGCATCCTAGCGCAGCACAGTTCAGATCTATCACATCAGCGTGGTCCTGGTATCCCTGCTGACAGTTCACAGCTGTGCAGTTCAGATGGACTATCAGCTGGTTGCCGCAGTTGTACGTCTGGAACCCACTGAACTGGTTGTCACGACTCAAGAAGTCGTATGCAATACAGTTGATATGGTACGCCTTAACTCCTGCCACGTCGAACTGTATATTAGGTGGCTCGAAGCCGAACGCAGTTGAGTTGTTCGAGAGCACTGCCTTGGCAATGCAGTTCTTCATTATCCACAGCGTCGGTGCGACAAGGCCAAACGTCGCCATCGAGTAGGCTGCGCCCTCGGTACCGTCGCTGACCGTCAGACGAATCTGGAGCTGCTCGAGGAAGATGTTCTCCATGTTCATCTGGAACGGTCTCGAGCTATGTGTGCTCACAAGGTCGAGTAGATACGTACTCCCACTGTAGTCCATCAACCCCACGTGACCTTGAACAGCTTTCACGTAGACGTAGTTAGATGGACTAGAGATGAAGCCCTTTCCGGCCGTCGTCGCGTCGCTGGCGCTCGGGAACTTAACCGCCATAGAGTCCGTACCGGCATAGCAGTCGAACTCTAGGATGATGTTCTCGAGATACAGATTCTTATGACTAAGCACCTCAGTCTGAATTCCTGTGTTCAGATTGAGATAGTCTCCACCACCGTTAGGCTTGACTGTCTTGATAACAGTCGTCCTAATCGCCGGAGGTGTAGGATGTGCATAGGCCACGTAGCCAACAAAGTTCTGTGCAGCATCGGCTACGCTATGTGTGATCTTGAATCCGTCCGCGGCGATAGTCGAGACGGCCGCCTTGCCAACTACCGCACCGGCCGTGTCGAGATTCAAGTAGCTACCATCATACTCAATACCGGTGTAGGCTACCGTGTTCGGAGCCCACGGGGTATCCTTCTGTCCAACGTACTGCGCTAGCTGAACTGTCTTGTCCTTACAGAATGCGACTGACCAGTTCTCGTTACTGTCGAGTACGTTGAGCGCCGAAGCTGGCTTATTCGCGCTAGCTATGAGTAGCCCCTCTGGAGGAGTTATGCCACTCACGACCTGGTGCTCAGCCGTATCCGTCTGGGATAGGTAGTTACCCACCACGAACACTGGCCCCTGCACACATAGCGCAACGAACTCGCGTCCTGTCAACTGTCCAGAGTCCAGACTGATAGTCCAGTTAAGCGTGAAGCCGTCTGCGTCTAGGCTCTGAACTGACCCTATCGAGTTGAACGCACTATGATCGCGACTCAGTATACCGAGTGCCTGGCCACTTCTCATGTAACTTCTAGCTCGTCCTGCCGACGACGGCGCACTACCGCCACCGTTGTCGTTCACGCCACTAGCTAGCGTCCACTGGTTCAGATTCTTGTCACACGCCCCGAGGAACATCCCGCTACCGCCCTCAAGGTCGACTTGCGTAGCACCCTGGCTCAGATGTGGGCCAAAGAACAGAACAAAATCTGGCTTGAACCCGACTCCTGTAATGGCCTGGGTGCCTGTTGCTAGAGGAGCCTGATAGTCTTGTATCTTTAGCCAGGTGATATTCAAGTCGCCGGAGAACACCTGCAAGAACAGCTCGTAGCTCTGGTCGAACTGTGTCTTGATAACGAACGTGATGTTCGTGGCGTCTATCGACTGAATGGCGCACGCCCCAGCAATCGTCTTGCTGTTCGGGTCCTTTCCAGGTGCCATGACGCACGCTATGTTCGGCTCGAACGAGGAGCTTGCTAGCGTCACGGAGTTATTGTCATCCGAGTCGCTACCTACGCAGTACTGCTTCAGTACCCCACCTCGTGGTAGAACCGCAGCGCCGAAGCCCTTCTTGGTATGCTGCCTCCCGTTCGTGTTAGCGCCCTCTGTCCGTCCCGATAGCGTAGCCAGCACAATCTGAGGAATCTGCGATAGCCCGTGCGCGACCTGGAACGTCGTGTTGATAGCAGTCGTCGGTATAGCTACGTTCACAACGTTGACAGTCGGTACGAATACCGGCGGCAACGGTACAGGTTGCACTATCTTAACGTCAAATGCAGCCCTATTAACTAGTGGCGCTGGATAGCCGTACACCCTTATCGGAGGCGCATTCGGCGTCAGCTGTTGCACTGGCGGCACAGCTCGCACGAAGATAGGCGAAGCCGTGCTTACGAATGGTGGATAGCTGTATATGATCGGCCGCGGAACAATGAAGCTGACACCAGGCGCCAGCACTCGAACGAAGATCGGCCTAAACGGAGACTTTTCTTCCAGCTGAGCTGGATAGCTGTATACGACTGGAGCAGCTACTGCTGCCGACGGAGCGGCAATAGGAGCAACGCTTATTACATTCGGAGGGAGTTGTGTTGCTGCTATCGGTAGCGCAAATACCACGATAGACACTGGAAACAGTGGCGTAACCAGTGACTTGAATCGAATCGGTATCTGATACTTAGAGGGCACTACTGCCTCTCTCTGTCAAACGCCAGTTGCGGCTGAGTACCACCGAACTTGCCTCTATGCCGACGTAGCGCAAATGCGCCGACGCCCTCCATGCACTGCATGATATGGGCAGATGCGCTAAAGCCCGCGATTATCATGGTATTGCTGATTCCAAGCAACAATGAACCGCGAGCCATGATACCGCCGCCTAAGAACGTTCCTCCCGGACCTATGTTGTTAGCTACTAGCATCACCCCTCACAGGTCCTGTACATTCCAGTAAACTGTCCAGACGTCGTGCCGTTAGTGAACACAAACACGCCTAAACAGCCCAAAACCTGAGAGCTATTCGCTAGCTCAGTGAGCGCGTCGATCTGAACAGTAGAGTCTCGCTCGATGTATACGTTAGCCGTAATGCCAGGAACTAGCATCAACGGATAGTGTAGTATCAGCGCTAGCACTCCAGCAGCCAGTATCGTGTTGCTCTGTGTCTGTGACACGCTCTGCACGCCAAAGTCGCCGCTAGCCAGCGGAATGAACCAGTTAGTCGACGCGACAGGGTATATTCCGTCGATAGTTCCGGCAGTGGCAGGAGCAGAAAAGACAACAGAAGTAGACGAGCCGACCTGATTCTTGTACGATACTGTAAGGGTATGCGCCGTCGCACTGCTAGCAGTTGTTTCAATGAAGCTAATGCAGTTTCCTGCGCCAGTGGCGGCATTCCCGTAATTTCTTACGACTGCCACCGGAGAGGCAACTGTCTCGGCAGTGGAAACGGTCAGCCTAAATGCGCCGCCTTGAACGTGCACGTCTAGAAGCAGCGCAAAGTTGATAGTGGAACTGGAGCCAAAGCCAAACGTAAGTAGATACTTACGATTGGAGCCGCCAGGATTCACTAACCCAACTGACAGCGCACCAGTTGTCGTGCGATCGGTAGCCGTCTCTGTCGGAGCAGTAGTCGCGTTGACGACCATCGCTGCCGGCTGCCCGCCAGCTCGTAGTAGCGATGACCACTGGTTAGCTACCGTGGTCAGCGTATTTTTGGTGAACGGAACGTCGTTGAACTGCCCACTAGCACGAGCGTTGATGATGCCGTCGTACGTGGCTATGGCTCCGCGCTCGCTACGAAGTATCTCGAACAGCCTCCGTCGAAGCGTATCTTGATACACAAACGGAAGCGGCTTCTTGATTCCGAGATACTTGAGATCGCAGTCGAGCTGTAGTCCCCTACCCGGTAGCATGTAGCCAACATGCTCGAAGCTCGGACCAGCAACTAGCGTGCGACACTTAGCACCATCCCAGGACGGTGGCATGTCGCGAGCCATCTTGCCGATTCGAGCTAACGAGCGAGCTACCTCGTCAATATCACAGTACATGAGGATTACTCCTCAAACCAGAAGCCGACCGTGGTGTTGACGTTCTGCGGTGCAGTGCACCGGATACGCCAGAAGGCGCTGACGCCGACGAGCACGTAGTCTCTCTGCTCGAACGGTATCTGAATCCCGCTCGTCGGGGGCAATCTCCAGGTGTCGAGCACCGTGGTTCCCGTCCCCTCGGCGGTGGCCGTGTGCTTAACAGTGCTGACCGCCGCTACGCCCGCCACGTCCACCGGGTTCGCCGCAAGCGTCGTTCCCGTGATGCCCGCCGAAGCGCGAAGCAGCTCCACTAGCACAGGAGTGTTCGTCGCCGTCGCCCCGTCAAAGCTGATCCACCAGCCGGCGATCCACGCACGCCTCGTTGCGGCTGTCTGCAGCTCTGCGACTGTTTTTGCCACAGTCGCCGCTAGCGCGATGTCCGCCTTAGTCCAGCGATACCGCTCAGCCATGTGTACGGCGCTCCTTTACTGGTGTTGTCTCGAGTCTTCCCGACGCGGGTACGCTCGTCGCTCCAGATTCTCAATTCTCTTATCGTGATCTCTTAGCATCTGCTTCACCGTGCCGCCCCAATAAAATAGCGCCCCGGTGTGAACGAGTAACGTCAGTATCAGGGCCGCTATCCCCGCTACTATCGGCTCACTCACAACGATCCGTCTACCTGGGAGACCAGCTGGAACACTCGCTGTGCGCCTTCAGCACTCGCACTGTGAAGCCGCAGAGCATAGAAGCCGGGATGTGGAATGACGACAGCCTTACCGGCAGCTATCGTCACGTCAGTTCCAGGAGTCAGCTGGAGTGTATCGAACTCTACCGTGGGAGTAAGCAGGTAAGACACTAGCACGGTAATGACACCTGTCAGTGCCGCTGGTGCCCAGATCGTGATACCGTGCGACGAGCCGAATCCGACTCGTCCATCGGTACCTACGACTATGTTGCTATCCGTTCCACCGTTGGCGATCGTGAGATCAATCGTGCGGTGCAGGTGCCGAGACATTAAGTATTATCTCCACAGTGGTAGGTAGCTCGTGCTTTGCCCTACTACCGTCCTTAATGACTCGGTAGCGACGCCAGAAGGTCACGTCCAGTATGATAGGAATAGGGCCTAGATTGACGACATCACAGACGTCATCTCCCTCTCCCTCCAACCAGACCTTTTCTCCGTCCCCTATGGGCGAGGCGACGGCAGCGCGTTCGTTACCCTGAACGATCTGCCAGTCGCCTGCCCACGAACCCACTACACCTACAGCGATCATTCGTCGCATCTTGTACAAACCTGTACCAGATGATCAGCTTGCGCTGAACTCTGGATCGTCTGAGAGAACCCAGACGTCGTAGTTGTGCGCCCCGTTAGGGGCCGTCGCTGGTGCGTACGTGCCCCGCGGATCAGCGGCAAACGCCGAAGAATAGCCCGACGTTACGCCAATCGCGGTTAGCGTACCCGTTGTCACCAGCGCTCCGTCCACCAGTTCCTTCAGTGCTGCTCCAGCACCCGGAGTCTCGTTCCTCACGTCCAGTCCCAGCACGTTGCCGTCGCCGGCAATGATGGTGTCGAGTGTTGCGTCTGCCGCCGCCACCGCCGTGATACTAGTGATGTTCTTGAACGCCTTGACTCCAGTGAATGTCTTCGTCGTCCCACCAGCCGTGACCGACCAGGCCTCGACGATGGTGTTTCCGTACACATCGACCCCTGTGATCAAGCCACTCAGGGCCACGACTGCTGACCCGTGAGTGACCGTGATCACGACGTTTCTACTTCCTGTCCACGGTCCGTACGTCGGAAGCAGGACTGCCTTGTTCCCCGAGACCAGCGTACCTGTGAAAGGTGCCGTTCCCGGAACGTACGTGAACGTTGCCGTGTTCGGCCCCGGCGTTGCGGTGATCAAACCGTTAGTCACCACAGCAGTCGGAGCCGCCCACGTCTGGTGATACGCAGCAGACATGCCGCGCATGACACCCCTACGCCCACTCGTAGTGATGCTACGAGTAGATGGATAGGGGTAAGCGGACCCTTGGGTTCCTACGAGAGGCATCGTGACCCCCTATATGCCAGGTGAGCCGTACACGCCACGCCAGTCGCCGAAGCCGGCGCCGTTGCGGCGAGTCAGCTTGAACTTCGCGTCGCCCGTCTCGAAGTCGTCCGTGTTTGTCAGACGAGGCTTCCGCCGGTCGAAGTAGTTCAGGTCGTGGTTGTCAGCCAGCACGTACCATGCCTTCGGGTTCGTGAGGTAGTGGTCCAGAAACCCTGTCATCCCCTCGCGAGCCAGCTGGTTGATGTCGTTCTGATTGCCGCCAGGCAGCTTCTCCGTCTTGAGGATCTGGTTGACGATCCAGTGGTTCGAAACGTCGTAGATCACCCACTTCGGAATGAACATCGCCGGAATCCCCGCCTCGTCGTTCAAGGCGTGGAATGCCTCGATGGCAGCTTGTAGCGCCGGCAGCGACATGTTCGTGTCCGTCGCCGGCCTGTTGCTCTGCGTGAGACCCCTCAAGGTCACATGGCTCGTGCTGATCAGGGACTCACCAGAGGTGAACCCGTTCACAGCCGTGTCGAACGCGCTGTTCAGAACCGCGTGCGTTACCACCTCGAAGTTGTTCCTGGCCGAACGACCGAGCGCCTTCGACATCTTCGCTCCCATGATGCCGTACAGGTCGTCTTCCATCATCTCTTCCGTGATTCTGAAGCCCAGCCCGAACGTCGTCCAGATGTACCTCTTGAGAATCCCCTGGATTGCGTCCTGGTAGGTGATCGGAGCGCCCTCGCCCTTTGGGAGCAAGGTGCCGAAGCCGGCGATCGGGAAATCTTCTTCGTACGCTCGCTGGCTACTGCCCATGTTGATCCAGCGATCGCCTTCAGTGGGTCTTTCCTTGTACGTCTCGAAGACGATCTTTCGGAACCCAGGCGCCAGTAGGTTGGAAAAGGCGCCACGTACCATAACCATGCTGTAGCTCCTTTCCGGTTAACTGACGACTGCCTGACCTTGTAGGTTGGCCGGCAGGAAGCGAACGTAGAAGATGCCGTTGACGATGTCCACGTCGATGATAACGAACCTCGCCGTGCCAGCGGTCTTCGATGTGTCGCACTGCCAGATGTTCCTACCACCTGTCGTGACCTTCGTGAGCCCACCCTTTCTCGTCACGAAAGCTAGTGACGGAGTCGTGGTACTGCTCAGCCCGATGATGATGTCGCTCGACAGAACCGCTACTGGAGACTTGTTCAGCGCGTAGGGACTCGGCTTCTGCTGCAACGTCGAAGCTGGCCCACTACCTGTGCACAGCCCGAGAATGAGCGCGGGGTCTGCTCCACACACCTTCACGTTGTTGTCGGCTGTGTCAAAGAACACGAACTCGGCAGTCTGCGACGTGTCCGTGCTCAGGAACGTAGCCTCGTACTGCTTTGGCTCGTCGATTACGCCAGCATGGGCGACGAAGGCTGGAAATGAACTTGCCACTTTTCCTCCAGCGTTCTACTCGTCCACCAGCAGCCGTTCGAGAGGGATGTCGTATCCCCTCTTCTGTAGCTCACGATGCACGGCTGCAACTGCTTCTCGGACCTCTGCCCGGTGAGCCCTCAGGCGACTGTCGTTGAGTCTCTTCGACTCGTCCATCTTCTCCTCGTAGATCTTACGAGGAACCCTCATCAATCGGGTCTCCCCGACGTGAACTCTCACTCCAGCCGCTTCCGCTTCCTTCTCTGGCACTGCCACGTACCCATCATCTGCGTGACCTTGTAGATTACCCTCATCCTCGGTGTTCACGTAGCAGTAGTGATGCTCCGGATCCTTACTCTCCAGAGCCGACGCGTCGAGCATCCTCGCCTTCGGCAGTCGCGATCTCGCGCCGCCGTGCTTTTGATCGTCCATCTTCTGCAACTTCTCGAGCATCTTGTTGATGATCGCCTTCGCTTCCGACTTGGTCTTCGGAGCAGCGATCGCCTCTTCGGCCACCGGCGGAGTTGTCTCCAGTGCTTCCTTGTCAGCCATTGCCGATGTTCCTCCACTTGATGTAGTCCGAGTCCGTCATGCCCATCGCTTTGGCAATCTCCCTCTCCGTCGCGTCGAGCGAGCTACCCTTCGCCGGTGGCGGACTGCGCACCTCGCTGCGCGTATGCACTCCTGCAGCGGCCACCTCGTGCTCTCTCGCAGCCGTACGCTCAACTTCCTGTTTCTTGCTTGCCCGGTGGTCGAGCATCTTCTCGAAGTTGCCGGGCTTCCCTCGCACGTACGAGATCAGATCGTCCCACGCCTTGGCGTTGCCCATTGCGTTCTGATCAACTGCCGGGTTCTTCAAGACTGTGTCGATGTCGTCTCGAAGAATCTGAAACTCGTCCGGGTACTTCTGCTCTGCAAGCTGCCTCGCCGACGTTGCAGCACCTGCAGACAAGGGGCCTAGTCGTCTGGCAAGATTCTCCTCTGCCACACGGATGGCCTTCGTCTGCATGTACTCAATCGCCCCGAGGGGATTCGTCTTGTGCAGCTCCTCTAGCTCTTCTCTACTTAGCTCCTTCGGAGCGACAACCTCTTCTCTCCTCTCCGTCGGAGGCGCAGCGAACATCTCCGTCCGCTTCCGCGACTCCTCACTGATCCGTAGCGCCTGCTCTAGCGCCTTGACCCTCGGGTCAGCATCGCGCTCTGCAGCAGCATCTTCGCGCTCCTTCTTCTTCTTCGCTGCATCAGCTTCTTCGCTCTGCCTCTGTTCTTCCGCTTTGAGCGCATCCCCAACGTCGTCTAGCATGACGTCTACCCTAACTGGCTGCTGCTCGCTCTTCTCTGGCGTCGCTGTCGCTCCCACGGGTCACTCTCCGGGCTGTCTGGAAGTCAGTGTTGTCGATCTCTTGCATCAACTTTTCCGGCATGTCCAGCGTTTCGCGTATTGCCCTAGCCTGCCCCTGCAACTGCCGCAGCAGGCCCAGATCCTGCTCCCCCTCCAGGCGTCGCAGGGTTTGGGACAGCTGGTCCCCTAAACGGGCCACGACCCAGAGGTACGCCGGATGCGTCTGTAGCTCCTCCAGGCTGTCCCGTAGCTCCATTGCCTCCTCCTGGTCCAACGGGAGGCTGCCCTCCTTGTCCGGCATTCTCAAGGTATTTCTCCAGATCTGGAATGTAGTCCTCCGGGTTCGCCACGTCGTACTTCTTCGTCAGATCGAGGAACATCGCCCTCGCCGCCTTCATCACCTCCTTGACCATTTCCGTGTACTCGGGCAAGCCCTGCTTCATTGCCATCAGCGCAGCTTCGCCAGCCTGCAGCACCTTCTCGAGATACTGCATCATGATCTGGATAAGCGCCAGCTGCATCTGCTGCTGAGCCTGCTTAGAAGTGGCAGCTTCGGTGACGGTTAGGCCAACCGCGAAGAGCCCGTTCACGTTCTCCTGCGTTACAGAGTTGAAGAACTTCTTCACATCCTGTGCAACCTGATCGCCGCCAAAGATGAGATCCTCAACTCCGCCCGTGCCAAACTGAATCCAGATCGAGATGCAGTTCTGAACGATCTCTTCGTAGCCGTCTCGGATATTCTGCAGCACCTCTTCGACCCGCGCCTTGGCTTCCTGAATCAGAGCTAGCGTGCTCGTCGCCGTTGCGCGAGTGCCAATAACAGGAGACTCTCGTCCAGTGAGATAGTCGCTGACACCGGTGCGCTTCTCTAGCATACCGAAGAGATTCTGCCGTTCCGCTAGCGTTGATGGATAGATGTCGCTCACCGCAAACGGAATGAAGTCCTTACTTGGCTCATCGACAAAGAAGCATCGGCCGGTGTAGAGACGAGGAACCTTCTCTATTCCCGAGTTTCGCCTGACAATGAACATTCTGACGTTGGCCAGATATGCATTGTCGGAAGCGAGACGATGCAACCTCGTGATCGCGTCCTGGAAGGGCTTGGTCATCTCGAGAATGCCCAAGCCGTAGAGTGAGTCGTTCGTCGTGGTATAAGGAATCAGCGTGTACGGCTTACGCTGATGGAAGTACCAGTTGTAGCGAAGCTGCAGGATAGCGCGGTTGTCCTTATGATACGTGATGACTAGATGCTCCGGCAGTCCATCACCGTTGATATCGTAGTCGCACCACGCCTCGTATACTGTAACTTCATTGGCGAACGTAGTGCGGAGCGCATGACGGCCTGCGCGCTCTCGAGCAGATTCGAGATCAGTACGAATACCGATCGTCTGCTGATTCTTAACCGCATCTACGTTCGCCAACTTGCCGGCCGCTTCGCGGACCTTGAGCTTCTCGTACGTCGTCCGCTGTCGCTCAGCAACGATGGGACAGTCTTGCAGGTCCTCGTAGTTGGGCGGGAAAAGCAGATCTCCTAGACTTACCCCAAATACCCTTGGCCCACGGAAGCGAATCTCCTTACCCTTAATGGGCTTGAAGGCTGCGTCGTACTTCAGGACTGGGTACTCGTCTACGTCGTACACAGTCTTGAAGACGCACGTGCCTAGCTTACATTCTTCGAGAAGCCGAGGGCTGGAGACCTTGCGGAGTTTGAGGTAGTGTTTCTGATAGAACTCCACAAACTTCTCTACCGAGTTGATCTCGGAAGCGTATTCCTTCTTTAGCGCCTTGAACGTGAAGACCGGGTCTTGCTTGAAGATGCCGATACTCAGCCGAGCGTGGATGGGATCTACTGCCATTGCGCCTACAGGGATTACATCCCTGCACGCACCCTTAAAGGGCTCGAATTCTAGAGCACCTGGCGTCAGCGCACGGTAGTCGTCTTCCTGTGCCGCCCAGTCAGTCATCTTATCAGACTGTGCGCTCTCGAGATCTCGAATCCACTGATCGAGCCAGATTAGGAGCTTGTCCTTCTGCTCTTGAGAGACGTCTAGAATTGAGGGAGGAAAGTCCGGCCGCTGAGTAGTCTCAGCAGGCTTCTCTGCCCCTGTTCGGTCTACATCTACCGACTCGGGCGGCTGAGGAGGCTCCGCTCCACGGAACTCGAACTCAGAGTCCGGATGCAGTGGCGTCGTCACTCGACGTCCCTCTGACGTGGGTCACGCGCGTAGAAGGCAAGACGTCTCCTATGAATGAAGAACGTCGCCGCTTCCGTCATCGGCGGAACGATCTTCATATCGTATAGCCAACCCGCCATACGCTCTACCTCCATCGTAGCATCTTGCCGACTCATACTACGATCTACTAGCGAAGTGTCGATTCCTCTCATGGCTTCCGGATGCACGCCAGCGTCGTCGCCACTACCGAGTCGATCCCCGGCGCAGTGAAGTTCACCGTGTAGCAGGGCCGGTTGAACAGCGTCAGGGTAATCGGCAAGGTGAAGTGACGGAGCAGCGGCTGACTTGGCACCTGCACCCCGCCAACAAGCCATGAGAGCAGCGTCGTGTCCGCCGGCGTGACTGTCACAGTCGCGCGGGTTGCCACCGTGCCTACGCTAGCAGTCACTACAGTCGTGCCGGGCGCGACGGCGACGATCTCGGCCGCATTCGACACTCCTTGGAACGGGACAGTTACCTTCACTACGGTCGAGTCCGCGACTGTCCACGTAACCACGTCCCCTAAGAGATCACCCGCTGAATCTACAGGCACGGCCGACGCCATCGCATACTGCCCCATGCCGATAGATAATACGATCGGCGGCACGAACTTGAACGTCTTGACCCGCGGTAAGACGGCCACGAAGGTCGTACTCGCGGGCTGAGGAGGAGGCGGAGGCGAGAGCACTACCACAGTAGCAGTCTGAATAATGCTCCCGCTTGTTGCTTTGACAATCCCTATACCAGGAGCTAGAGCACCGACGAGCCCGATCGGAGATACGGAGATGATACTCGGCGTCGAGTCTGTCCAGGTGATTGGGCGTCCCGTTAGTAGATGTCCAGCAGAGTCGAATGCAGAAGCGACGAGCTGAATACTCTGTCCCACAACGAGAGTATCTGGTGCCGGGGATATAGAGAGAGTCCTCACGGGCACAAGTACTACCGTTACCGCACAGGTGCCAGTGATACCGTTCGCGCTACGAGCTGTGATCGTGCCGGAGCCCACTGCGACTGCAGTGACGAGGCCGGTGCTAGAGACAGTTACTACACTAGCGGGAGAGGCACTCCATGTTACCGTTCCAGAGAGTATCGCTCCGCTAGCGTCCTGAAGCTGAGCACCGAGCTTAACTGTCTGCGTGGCGAATAGGGTCACCTGAGTGAGCGAGACGACAACTCGAGCCACTGGCGGCACGGTGCTAGGCGCTGTGATCCCTGTCGCTACGTTCGAGAGTGGGCCAAATACGGCATTGGAGTTCAAGGTCCCCGTATAGGCAACTAGCTCGAAGCTGTAGCCGGTACTAGCCGTTAGGCGCCCTACTGTGCAGGTAATACGCTCCCCGCCTGTGCTACTCGTACCCGTTACTCGATTGCCAAAGCAGGTCCCACTCTTTACTGACGCTCCGCCTCCGCCCCAAGGAAAGTTCGCCCCAGTGAATGTGCCAATAGCCTGCCGTACATCGTAGCGTGCGATCGTAGAGTCACCAGAAGCTACTCCTGTCCACGCAAGCGTGACGAACGTATCGGCGACCGGAGCCACGATAGCCAGGTCGCTAACAGTGCCAGGAGCAGCCCCTAGGCGACTGTGAAAAACAGGCTGCCCGGGTAGAATTAGTAGCGCGAGGGCAGCCACCCCTCCCCCCCACCCCAAGACGGGCCTGATCATGCTACTGATCCCGGCAGCGCCGGCCCCTTGAAGATACGGTGGAGCAGCATCGCTACGCCGGCGTTCAGGATTGCCTGGACGTCGACAGAGCTCAGCGTGCCCCATGCGTCTGGAAGATGGAGGCCGAGAGCGTGGCCAAGGCCGGCCATGCAGATGGCGTAGACGGTGGCGAGCAGACGCTTCTCCCAGTCGGCCCACTTGGCGACGGGCGCGTAGGTCTTTGAGACCGCCGTCAGGATGTAAGCGGCGAGGGCAGGCACTACTATCGCTACCGCGGCCTGGATGAGTAGCGAGACTGCGCTGGGAGCGCCGATCTGCAATAGCACCAGCACTAGCAGTGATCTCATCTCTTCCTCCTGGCCTTTCGGGCCGTCTTGAGTGCTATAGCGATGGCCTGTGCGTTGGCCGTGTCTTTCCCGTGCTCAGATCGCGTGGCCGCATAGCGCGGCCCTTTGTGGAGCTCTCGGATATTGGAAGATATTGTCTTCCGAGAGCGTCCCTTCTTTAGGGGCATCTATTCCTCCTGCCTAGCCTAGGCAGTCGCAGCCAGGTTCACCATCTCGCCCGCTTTTCGTAGGTGCGGGTGAATGAGGGCATGGCACTCATGGCATTTCACCTCGCCGTTTGACGGACAAAGAGCGAGAGAAAGAAAACGCACCACAGGCCTACGATGATGCACAGTATGAGCAGGGCGATGACAAGACTTGCATAGGAACCTGTCTCGTACCAGAACCGCCTGACGAAACGCTTGATACTCTGGAGTACGCTCAAGCATCCTCCGGGCTACGGACCACGCAACCAGGAACGCCGTCCGAGAGATCTTCAGCCTCCTCCTCTTCCGCAATAGCGCCGCCATTTGGGCAAGCACCTGCGGCGCGTGTGCCTTGTACAAATTTGTACGAGGCGTCACGATCACGAGATCTCGACTCCAGTGATCTCTCCATAGCGCATGTCCTCCACGTCGATACCGGCGTCTTCTAGCTCGGACGGCGTCATAGAGGCGATAGCTGCACGATCGAGCCGGCCACCTGAGAGGCCCCGCAGGACCTTGGCCTCCGACTCCGCGTAGCGCGTCATGCGCTCTGGAGAGAGGATGCCACGCCAGAGCTGCAGCTGCAGAGCAGCCGTGTCCGCGACGTCGTCGAACTGGCCCAGCGGGAACTCGGAGAGCTCGTTACGGAGCAGGTGCTGAGTTGGGGACACGTAGAATCGTCCCGTCGCAGCTACGGGCTGAAGGCCCCTGATGTGACTCTTCGCTGGCCCGCCAGGCTTGACTGGGACGACTCGACAGTAGACTCCCTGACGCTCGCACTCTGCTTGGAGATGATACTTTAGCGACATCTCGTAGCCGACCTTCTGGATACCGATGCAGCGCGGCGTGAAACGCCGGATGGTCCAAATGAGGTGTGATACCACCTCGAGAGGATTGCTCCTCTTGCCCCATGCATCGAGGACAATGGCCTTGCCGCCTTCGGTCGTGCCACAGGTTACGATCGCGTCCCGGTCCGTGTCGAGTTTCTCGCCGTAGCGCACGTCGACAGTGGTGGTAATGTCGAGGTCCGTGAGCTCCACTACTTCTTCAACGTCGCCGTTCCGGTCGTACAGAACTATAGACTCTTCGTTGTCCGACCAGCGCCAGAACTTGAGGTCCTGCACATTGAAGTCCTGGACCTCCGCGTTGCGAGGGGAGTTCATGTACAAGCAACTGAACATGTACTCTCCCATATGCGGATCGTTACGGATCTCTGCGAGGGTGTCGAGCGAGAAGCGCTCTGGCCAGATTGGCTCGTCCTCTTCGATCGCTGCGCGGATGTAGCGAGAGATCTTCGCGCCGAAGCGCTCCATGAAGTAGGAGTAGACGTCGTAGAAGGCCCATCGAGTCCCGGTGATATCGACAGTGTCTACTCCCGGCCGATCCATGAGCGACATCAACTTGGAGATACGGGTAATGACGTCGTCCATGATCAGCTTAGATTTCGCGGCCTCTTCCGAGATCAGGTCGTCTAGCGAGAGGTGCGTGTAGTGTCGCGAGGTCATCGCGCCTGTCATCCCGATAGCATCGAATGTGGGAGACGCGTAGACGCCTCGGCGCGCGAAGGTCAGGGCTTCTAGGCTCCACTGCTTCGGATCGGTAGGGATCAGGTACGAGTAGAGCGTGCGGAACTTTCGATTCGACTCAGCGTGAGCACGGATCGAGGACAGGAATCGCTGCGCGTTAGTGGCAGTTTCGTTGGCTATCAGTATCCTCGCCTCAGCGTTCTGCACTACCTTCTGCATGTTCTTGCCGATGGTAATGCAGGTGGTCTTGAGGTGGCCACGCGGCATCAATGTCAGCTTGAATCGCGAAGCGTTCTGATCGTGCCAGGTGCAGAGCGCCCCGTGGCAGTTCTCGGTCAGGTCCGAGTAGCCTAGGACGCCCTTACAGAACATGTACAGGTTGCGCGACGCAGCCTCGGCCAGGTCACGACGGATGTCCTCCGAGGTGCTACGCACCAGGGCGTCATCCAGACGAGGCAGGTCCTTCTCCGGGTTGAGCACCTGCTAGGGCCGCCTCAGCGGAAACCGGAATGAGGGCTGCCCTGTGCCGACGTTGTAGGAGACGAGATGTTCGAGGAAGAGTCCGACGATGAGGACTACGATCGCGGCGAACGAATGGCCACGTAGCGCTAGCGCTAGCCAGCCAACCATTGTCACGACCTCGATCGCCGTGAAGAGTACTACTCCGCCTGTTGGGTTCATGTCAGTACCCTGGTATCGTCCCGGAGCGGTTCATCCCCTTTGGACGGCGTCTGCCCTCTCTCGGCGAAGCCCCTGCTCCCATTCCCCCGCCCTTGCTCTTCGCCGCCTTCATGATGTTCCTCGTGATGCTCGCTCCCGTTGCTCCCGTCTTGTGCTTGCGACCGCGTCGGCTCGCCATCGGTGAGCTCCTTTGTGACCACATCTCCTAGTGCCTGGCCAGCGAACTTCTCCTTCGCCTTGGCGCCTTCTACGAGCGCCGCTGCGAGGGCCTTGGCATCTTCGGAGTCGATGTGGAAGGTGGTGACTTGGGCCTTCAGAGTCTTCGACGTCTCAGTGTTGCGGTCCAGGATATCTGATGCGGCTTTGAGCGATATGTGCTCGTTGGAGGAGGTCATAAGGTCCTTGATTGTCATCAGGGCCTTACGCGACAGTTTCTGTATCACCACAGCTGTCGCTATCGTCTCGTCGCCGATCTGCTCATCGACCTCGGCCATGAGACGATTGATCGTCTCGTTCCCGGAGGAGCTCAAGATAGTGAGGTAGCTAGGGTGGAGTCCGACTGCTTCGCAGGCTGCGCGCTTGGTAGGCACCGCGCCACTGGCGTATAGTCTCGCCGCAAGGCGCGCCCGAGGTCCGGGACGGATCTGTCGAAAGATCTCTCGACGGGATGCACGCTCGCATGCCACACTAAGACCTCTCCTTTAGATATACCGCCATCGCTATCAGCGTCTGGGCGTACTCACTACTTATCTACCACACGTTGAGTGTCGGCAGTTGTCCGCTTCTCTCGCATTCGCCCCAATATAACACTTTTCTATCAAAGACACAATAGGGGAATGGTCCCTCGGCGCGAAGTGCCACTAGTACGGGTTTGTACAAGAGGAGAGTTTTTCTTTCTCGCGGATTGTTGAGAGCAGCTTTCCCTTTCCTGGCAGCTGACTTCGGGGCTATGGGGGGTACCTTCACATGGGCATTCGCTGCCCATGCCCACATGTTGGTGGCGACACCGTCGTGACGGTGCCAGTCGATCGCCATTAGCGACATCATCGCGACGGCGTCGTGACAGCTGGGTGGCGTGGCCACGATGTCGTGACACAGTCGCGATGATGTCAGTCGCCGCCATGCCAACATGCAATATCTTGCACGCTGCGGCAATGATACAAAGTTGTAACATCGCAACATGATGTCATGCAACATGTTACGGAAAGTTGTATGCCAAATGTGTCAGAAATGGCATATCGCTAATATCGCAACATGTTGCCACACAACATGTTAACACCGTGGCACTGAACGTGCATTACATGTCGTCGAACCCACCGACGTGGTGGGCCATCAACATACACGCATGGCAACATGCGGGGATGCAACGAACGGGTACGACCCCTATCGTGTGAAAACGTCGATTGTTCGACACACGACACGCGAGCCCCTTCGGCCCTCGACCATGCGGTGGAATCTGAACCGGAACGCGTGGCGGAAGCGTCCACCTTTCTAACCCAGAAAAGGAGCACTTTCACCATGCCTGAGAAAAACGCAATTCTCGCGAAGCCCGAAGATTTCGGGTTCGAGTTCCTGACGGAGACGGTACACAAGTACGGAAAGGGATTCGTGGTCCCGCTGCTCAGGGTCACTAACATTCCCAAGTTCGAGGAGGCTTTTCCCGGAGTGATCAGGAAAGCACTCGACGGGTCCTCGATCAGAGTCATTGGTCAGCGCATAGTGCGCGATGCGTCCGCTGATCGTGGCGTGAAGGACACGGGCCAACTGCAGACGTTGCTGGTCAACTACCTGCTTGGCATCGAGGAAGCACCTGCGAGGTACGTCGCTGCGGATGGTAAGGCGTACGCGACGCAGGAGGAAGCGGCCAAGGCCTCAGTGGAGTGGGCACTGGCGCAGTAGCAGGAGGAGCATCTACGTAGCCGCTACGCGATCCGATCAGACTACACATTAAGAGAGCACATCTTGGCAGGCTTACACAGCTGTCGAGGTGTGCTCTCTTTTTGTGCGCGCAGTGGTCACTGAAACCACTCACGACCTACTTATACATCAGCTCACTAGTAAATAAGGTGCCCATTGTTCTGTGCCATAGAGTGCGAGACGCGAGCGCGCCGTTTTTCCTTCTTGAGAGTGAGAGAGAGAGAGAGAGAGAGAACAACCAAAGCTCGACGCTGCGGCGCGCCTCTGGCGAACAGAACAATGGGCGCAATACTAGATAGTGAGCTGATGTATAAATAATTCGCCAGCGATCATCACACAGCTGGACATCTATTGACATCTCGGGGTAGGACTATTATATTAATTACCCATTCGCGAGAGGGGGCGAAGTGAAAGATATCACTCCGGAGCTCAGCGCTAGACTTAAGGAGCTATACTTCCGCGCTAAAGCGCTCCGTATGACGCCGGAGGAGATTCGCTCTCACCCAGGTGACCTCGACTGGCTAGAAGCTGAGATCGAGCGTAGGCAGCAGATGAATCCACCTACGTGGAACGAGAAGATGATGGCCTATCGCATACGGAGAAAGAAGATCGCTGCAGCATATCTCGCCGGAGCCAGCCTCAATCAGCTCGCGACGCTGGAGCAAGTAACTACTAACTCTATCCACACGCTAGTCTCAAAGGAACTCCCGCTCGGACTTCGGCAACGCATAGCTGATGAGCGCATGCGCCGGGGCAGGTCACGAGATGCTCAGCTGAAGCCCACACTCGTCTCTGGTATGCTAGCGGCTGTCAGCGACGACGATCTGCTACGCCTACCCATAGTCGTGGTCGCCGCACGGATGCTCGCAACGACCAAGGATATAGCAGAAGCAGACTACATGGAGCCGGCCACTCGAATCATCGGCAGAAAGGAACCAGATGCCGGATCAGCCGAAGTGGGAGACACCAGAGCAGACACTGGCGCTCTCCCAAGGAAGCGAGATCAGCATGGTGCTGGTGTACTCAACGAGGCCGAGCGTAAGGCCCTTGCTTTTCTCGAAGACGGTGGAGGACGCAAAGATGATGATCCAGCAGAAGCTGGAACTAGCCAAGATGACATTCCTGGGAAGGAAGGAGAAGGCTGATCTCACTGGAGGCAGCGTGCCGGTAAAGTCAATGGAGGAGTGGATGTCTGCGCGCTGGGTTGAGGTGACGCTAGTGGTTTGATGCACGCAATGCACTACTCTTGCATGTTGATTGCGCTCAATGTATCTTTCCATATTGGAAAGGTATGGCCCATAACAACTGAACCGGGAGGTTCCAAGTGCCCCCAAATGACTACGACCGGGCGATCCTGGACGAGATGCAAGCGATACGGAAGAATCTGACTCGTATCGCTGAAGCGCTGGAGGAGTCGGACAGACTGGAGGCGAATCACCCGAGCAGGATCTAACCACTGGTACAAATCCGTACCAGTCATGACATGGGAGTGTCAGATGACAACATCCTTTGACGACATCGAAGGGCCAGGAGATTACGAGCCCGGCACGTGGATCTGTGGAGTGTGCAGATCGACGAACTCCGAGATCGACGCGGACTGTCAGTTCTGCGATGGCGAAGTAGAAGAAGATTCCCCTGATTATTCCAAGCCTATCTCGGACCTCGGCGCAGCCGACCATCGAGACGGAGATGTTCCTGACCAGGCTTGGGACTCTGAGTCACGCTTGCGAAGCATGGAGGGATGGGGCGACTACGAAGGCCCTGTCACCTGGCCATGATCCAACGCGAAGCGCGGCTCGTCGGGACGACTCGGAACTACTACAAATATAGCTACTCTACAGGTTCCGAAAATGGGTTCATCTTCTACATTGCCAAGTCGGACGTCGGTGAGGAGCCACCAAAGCGAGCCAGACTGCGCTTCGAGGAGGTGGACGATGCTAAATAAGTATCTCCTCCGTGCCAAGTGGACTCGCGCGCAGCGCAAGGCGCAGCCGCCAGCCGAGAAAGCTCCGCTACGCGCACGAGCAGACGATCTGCCAGTGAATCTGGCTCAGTATTTTGCGAGTCATGTGCATCTAGCCAGGCTATGGGCAGAGCAGCTGTGGCTCGAAACGGAGTGGTTCCTTCAGTCGATGCGAGGCGAACTGCCTCCTACGCGGCAGATAAAGAACTACACCATCTTGCACATCACTCTGCCATCTCAACAGTACTTCCTGGCCCTGGACGCGCTGACTACAAGATTGGGGGTTAAGCCTCAACATGCACAACCGAGATAGTCGGATCTTCGTCTTCGGGTCTAATCTCGCCGGCATGCACGGTGCAGGTGCAGCAGCACACGCGGCGAGATACCACGGAGCCGAGAAAGGTGTGGGTGAAGGACGGACTGGCAGTAGCTATGCCATACCCACGAAGGATAGCCACGTTCGCGTTCGATCACTACCTGCGATAGAAGTTGCAGTCGTCAGGTTCCTCTGCTACGCGCAAGATCATTCTGAGCTGGAGTTCGACGTGACAAGAGTCGGCTGCGGACTGGCAGGATATCGAGATGAAGCCATCGCTCCGCTCTTTCGCGACGCGCCGAGCAACTGCAATCTGCCGCACGGATGGAGGGACGAGTACAGATGAGCACCAACCAGTGGGTAGTCCTGGAAGGCGGAGACCTGCATCCGGCGTGCATCAGAATCGTCTACGGCCCATTCGACTCACTCGAACTGGCCGAGGCGTTCGCGAAGGCGCAGGAAGCCTGTTCTGCCGATGACGTCGAACTAGCGCAGCTCAACGTGAAGCGGGAGATACTATGACAGTACGAGAGCTAATCATCGAGCTGTTGAAGTTCAACGTCGACGCTCAGGTGGATCTGGACGGCGGCTGCGGCGCTGCCAAGTGCGTCGAATGGGAGGCGCCCCCAGATGGGAGGCCGTACACAGAAGGTACAGTGACGATTGTCGGTACCGAGCCATGAAGATCACTCGGGCCTCGATGCTGACAGGAGTTCGCAGGACCAAGGAACTCCCCGTCACGGAGCAACAGATGATGGCCTACTACGACGGGGGGCTACTCCAAGTAGTGTTCCCAGAACTCTCACCTGGCGATAGAGAGTTCATTAAGAGCGGTATCACTGACGAGGAGTGGGATACGCTCAAAGGAGAAACGTGACAGCCGACCAAGCAGTTCAGAGTCTCGAGGATCTGGACGTGGCTCTTGACCAGGTTCTTAGAGAGATAAGGTACTCCGACTTCATAAGCCTTGCCGGAGTAGACGCGCTACATTGTGCGATCAACGACATCTCAGTTGCAACGAGACTGATTGCGAGGAAGCTTGTTATAGAAGCAGAAGATGCGTACAATCGCGGTGTGCAAGATGAACGGTCCAGGTCGAAGAGTAGGCCTGGCGACGGCGACATGGGAGGATGACCCAATGACTTTTGACGACGGCCTGCTACTGGGCCTTATCATAGGCATGATCTTCATGTGCGGCCTAGGAAAGGCCAAAACTCGTGGCTAAGCGCACGGTCTATGCTGCCTCGGTACTACCAGAGATCGAGTTCGACCTGCTCGACTGCCTGAGCATTGAGGAGAGTATGACCTCGAGCGCTGGACTCTTCGTGAAGTACGAGCTCTCAGAGTATCTCGTTCCGGACGTCGAGGCAGCGCTCCTGAGGCTCTGTGACAAGAAGATGGCCGATGCTGTGTTCTTTAAGTCTATGGGCGGTACACTAGCAATGTACCGCATCACGGAGTACGGTCGAGATGTAATAACCTTCTCAGAGCGAACCATAACCGAGATCGACGATGGAGAACATCTTCCAGAAGTACGACTTGGTCAGCAAGACAGGCCGTTGGACGCCGGAGACGGAGCGCCGCCGCACGATCCTGTGTAGCCTCCTCACGGAGGACGCAGAGATCCCTGGTGGCAAGACTGTTCAGCAGTTTGTCGAGACTGCTGCTGCAGCATGCCGTGCAGGAGGGCTGCCTATCGGCAGTGATCAGACGATCTGGCTCACGCACAACTTGATGCACCTCCGCTACGCGTGGAAGTGGATCAACTTGGCAGACAAGCGTCACCCGCTGAGCGAAGCTCCCAGCTACGCAAAGAATCTGTGGGAGCGGCTGAATAAGCAGTTTCCATACACCGGCAACGGTAGAGCTTCAGCGCAGCCAGCACCTGAGAAGGAGGTACCTCCGCCTCCTCCGCCTCCGCTGCCAGTTGAGGAGACTAAGCTAGATCCTATCAGGGTCCTGGCTGAGGCGCACGCTAAGATCTTCTCGGACCTCGTCGGAAGCTACGAGCGCATATTTCAGGAGGTCTTTTCTCGTCTGGATCGTCTCGAGGCGCAAGGCGGCATTGCCAAAGCTCCTCCGGTAATTCCCGTAGAGGAGGAGGCAGCACTCCCCGAGGCCAGCAAGCGCTACTTTGAGTTCCCGATGGCGGAGAAGACCAACTACGGTCTAGTGATAGTCTACACTGAGCGATTCAGGAGGTCCTACAAGAGGATGCCCACTGGCCTCCACTGGCAGGTCTCCAAGGCGATGGACCAACTGGCTACTCTCGGTATGCGCTATCCAAGTCTCGGCTTCAAGCGCCTCGCTACGCAACGTGAGACTGAGGGTCTGCAGCGCACGAACTGTCGGCTCTACCACTTTCGTGTACAACGCACCTGGCGCATCATAGTGAACGTAGACAGTGCGGCTAAGATCATCTGGGCTGAGGTAATCGCCTCGCATAACGACAAGATGTTCTATAAGAGATGATGTAGGGGGTTGACATCTTCGCAATCTGGCATTATATTGATTGGGTTACAATTGACTCACCATGAACCGGGAGACGACGAGTATGAAACTCGGCGAGGTAGTGCGAGAGTTCGAGCAGCCTGCTCCGAACCAGATTGAGATTCCCGACGAGAAGGTAGTTCCCTCTAAGCCGATCGAAGAGCCGGTACCTGCATGAGACCGGATCTGATCGGCTATCGGTGCTGGTACATTACGTTCCAGCGCGATAAGCGAAAGCTATCGGACTACGGCCAGCCGGACTACACAGTGATACCTGAAGAAGGTCCGCCTAAGCTGCGGCTCAAGTCGCTATCTTCTGATATGCTCTGGGACGGCCCCATTGTTCACGCTGACGTAAAGCCTAGCTGCCGGCCAAGGAACAGCAACGGCTTGTACGCACTGAAGACTATCGAGAACGCAAAGGACTACGACCGAGGCGCTTCTGCGTACGGCGAAGTGGCTATGTTTGGGCACATCGTCGAGCACGATATCGGCTGGCGCGCAGAGCACATGCTCGTCAAGCGCATCTGGCTTCGCCCCTTCGGACTGCCGCTGAGCTACGTTGCTGAACCTATAGGCTTTCAGGAGCAGATCGCCGTGGTCGCAAAGCTTCTCGAAGCGCGCTACCAGTGCGACGTAATAATAGACTCGGTGAGCGACGGCAGAACGGGGTTGGACTTATTCCTCATGAAGGCCAAGATGGGTCAGATCACTGTAGCCGATCTCGAGAAGCTCCTGAAAGAGTTCGGTGTCTGAGCGGCGAGTGTTTCAGCTAGTCATGACCGAGCGCGAGGCTGAGATAGTCGGCGCCGCTTTCGGGATAGCGCTGCTCGTCCTCGAATCTGCTCGACCCGAGACTGGTCTATCCATGAAGGGCATTGGTCCAGATGCAAAGCTGGTTCTGGTCCTGGACATAGACGACGGCGAGAACCTTGCCTGCGAGTCAGCAATCTTCTGCGGCGTGCCGTGCACTAAGCACCATAACAAGCAAGTCAGGAACGAGGACGCTGCTGCAGGCCAGCTAGAAGGCATGAAGTTCCTCAGCTCTGTTCGCAGTCACATTGACGACTTTGATCGCGAGTACCGTCGAGAGCAGGTAAAGAACTACTCGACGGATAACCCTTTTCCTATGAAAGGAGGTGATAACGGATGACACTCACGGTGAAAGCCCCCGATGGCGCGCACTTCGACTTCGAGGAGGTCAAGACTGCGAAGGGCACGAAGTCGCTCGGCCAGGTTCCCATTCTGGTCTGGGACAAGCTCGAAGCGGTTACGGCTGCCTTCGGCGAGGAAGGAGTGGTGAGTTCTCTGGACGGAACGTCGCCCAGGGTATCTTACCAGGGCATCGCTCGGCGGATGAAGTTGCAGAACAAGTCCGACGACGAAATCGCCACTGCCCAGATGGAGTTTCGACCGGGCAAGCGCGTGGTCGGCGCACCGACACCTGTCAGTCGCGCTACACGGGCGGCAAGGCAGGCTGCGGAGAAGGTGGACGGCGATACGCTGGCAGCGTTCCTGGAGCGCGTCGCAAAGGGAGAGATCAGCCCGGAGGATCTGGCCGCGCTGGCCACGATGCAGCCCTCCAACTGATCGGGGTAGGATGAAGCAAAAAGTGGGGGATAAAACCCTCACCCCTCGGGCGATAGGCAAAGACGTGGATAGAACAGCCTGTCGGCATCACTCCCCTCGAGGCCACGTCACGGGGTGAAAGCAGGTGAGAGTTGAGTCTTACTCTCTGGAGCCTGCAACTGGAAACGGCTCGAGTTGAGGCCAGAGCCGCTGGGAGGTTCGAGACCTCTCCACCCCTTGTAGGGTGCCGTGTGAAGGCGGTAAGACGCCGGGGACCGATGGCCGAGCTGAGGATTCGGGTAAACAGATGCCCGTAATCAGCCGATAGCCAAAGGCTCGCTCGAAGGAACTCGGTCACGGCACCTTGTACTAATTTGTACCAGGACAACGAGTGCGAAGTGACTTATGCTCTTGCTCGAAAAAACAGTCCTTGGGAGCCTGTAAACACCTTTTATGAAGTGGGGAAGTCGTAAGCGCACGTTTCCTAAACCTGAAGCGGGAGGTCGCATGTTCGAGGAGAACGAGGAGCTAGAGGGGGAGGAGACTGGCCCCGATACTCCGGAGGAAGCATCTCTGGCAGATGACGCAGCCAACGGCGCCGCGTGCTCGGAGTGCGGAGTGTACTTCACTGAGGCCCACGGATTCCCGGTGCTGTGCAATAGCTGCTGGGACGTGGTCGCGGAGAAGGATCGCAAGGACATGGGCGTGCAGCTGGCGACGCACGAAGAAGTCTCGTGAACGAGCAGGAGTTCGCTAGCCTCCTGACAGAGGTTAGGGCGAACGCCGGTCCGGACAAGCGGCACCTCGAGACAGATATCGAGTATGATATTGCAGAGGCCGCCGCTTTGTTCCGGGCCCAGACCGTCATGAACAACTCGATGAACAGTCAAGATATTTCATTTGAGCTCCGCCAGAAGCGAGAGCCATTTCTCAGACTGTCCATCGCTATTGTCACAGCGGAACTTGAGCGCAGGCTGGTCAAGATCCGTGATAATCTGAACATTTACCTCGAGATGAAGTGACAGACGGCGCAAGCAGATCTACCGTGTTTATTACTAACATGGCATCAGATCATGATTACAAGTCAGCCACTGTGTACGGTGCGCTGAGGCCTATTACCACTGGCAACTACCCGGTCTTCAAGTCCGGCCGGCTGCTGGAGGAGATAGCAGCTTCACTATCACAGAGCGAGGAGACCGACTATCTGCTCTTTAGCGGCTCCTCCTTCATTGCAGGCATCTGCCTGGCTGTCTGGCTACAACGCCATAAGGAGTGCAAGTCGCTCCTCTACGACAAGTCCCAGCGCGGATATGCCTCGCGGGTCATTAGAAAGTCTGACATCATCATCCAACTAGAGAAAGCAAGAGGTGAGGACGACGATGAGTGACTTTCCGAAACTACAGCCCGGCGTGCTGGAAGGCGCTATGCAGAGTCTAGTTGACGGGGCACGTCGGGTACGAGAAGTGGAGGGGATGGTGAACAGTATCATCCCTCTGACTGACAACGAGGAGATTTCTAAGAAGCTCGAGGAGGTTCGCGAAACGTGCGCTAAGGCGGCGTTCACCTTGCAGTCTATCTACAATCGTAACGCAAAGGAGGCGTTCAAGCCGTGAAGGTAGACAATTTCAGTCTCGAACAATTTACTTGTCCCGCCAAGTACGATCTACGAATCAGACAGGGGATCGTACCGATCAGGAAGAAGCCATCGCTCAGCTTTGGCGGAGCTCTACACGAGGGCCTCGCTGAGTGGTATCGCAGCGGGAATGAGGCAAAAGCGCTTAAGGAGATTCACGCGCACTGGCCAGAAGTGATGCCTTCGGACGACTTCAGAACGGAGGCGTACGCGCTCAAGGTGATGCACGCCTACGTTGCCGAGTATCCGAAGGAAGTCTGGAAGCCGATCCAAGGTGCCGCTGGTCCACTGGTCGAAGTAGCGTTCACGATTGACACTGGCATGTACATAGAGTGTCAAGACTGTGGAGCGTACATGGCCGAAGGTGACGAGACTAGAGGCAAGTGCTCAAACTGCGACGCGTTTCTCGAGCCGATTCACTACGGCGGCATCATCGACGTAGGAGCAGAGTGGGGAGACGCAGTGTACGTCGTCGATCACAAGACCACTACTGTTCTCGGCAAGGACGATAGTACCTACTACTTCCTCCAGTACAAGCCCGACAATCAGATGACTGGCTATACCTGGGCGCTAGGTAAGCTGACCAATCGTCGCCTTGGCGGAGCCATAGTCAACGCTATTGGCCTATACAAGTCTGGCGAAGTCAAGTTCAAGAGGGGCATCACCTCTCGTAACCAGTACGAGATCGACGAGTGGCTGGTTGGCGTAAGGGAGCGCTGCAATCTCATCAAGCGCGCAGAGCGTAGTGGCGTATGGCGCCTCGAGACTAGCCAGTGTATGAACTATGGCCAGTGCGACTACCACTCCATTCACGTGCTCAACGACCCTGTGTCGCGCACGAAGCGCGTCGAACAGGACTATGTCCGATCGACCTGGGACTACGAAAACAGAGACAACTAGCGCGCTGCTGACAAGGACCGCAGTTATTAGGCAGCGACTAGAGGCGATAAAGGACGAGGTGTACATTCTTCGTCTTGCGGAGCAGCAGCTTCTTGATGAGTTAAGAGCTATCAATGACAAGCTGTCTGGGAAGCTACCCTAACTGGAGGATCGAATGCTAAGGGATCGCTACGTAGGTAACGGCTTCTCCGTTGAGGAGGTAACGCTCATTCCTCCTAGCCAGGAGCTGATCGACGCAGGACATGGGAACGACGTAGGATTCAAAGTGTACGTGGCCGAGGGACACTGTGGCTACCTTCGACTGCCTGAGGACAGCTTCGGCCCGTTTGTGAACGCTCTAACTGGCGAGGTCGTATGAGGCTAGGAGAGCTAGAGGAGATCTTCGAGGCTGACCCAGAGGGCACGCCAATCGACCCCCTGAGAATCGAAGACCCCGACTCGGCGGAGACGCCTGAGCCGGCAGTTCCTGCAGGGAAGTGATAGTAAGGGGCGCGTTCAGTTCGCTACTGACTCCCGGTCTGATAAAGGCCATGAGAGCTGCTGCCTACTATGAAGAGAGTCTGCCGCTTGAGGAGTACGTAAAACGGGAGGAAGAAATGGCAGTACTGTATCCTGACACACACGAGATGCCGATATGGAGGCGACAGCCGACTAGGCTTGAGCATCCTATTAAGGCATGGAGGATCTGGGGAGTAGGGGGAGAGCAGGTAGGGGAGCACACTGAGTGGTTCATCTCGTCCGTCACGGCCGACATCAAGTGGGAAGGCCCGGTGCTCCGCGCTGACGCAAGGCCCCTAGACCCGAAGCTCTGGGACAAGGATAGAGACGCGCTGCGTCATGTCTTCGGCGTGGCCGGCATCCATGCCTGGAAGACACGGGAGCAGGCAGAGGAAGCCATTGGATGCTATGGCGTCAGCTGCTTCGGGGAGCTGCTACTCTGGGGTAGAGTAGCTCAGTTTACGATGGGCTACAGAGCAGAAGTCTGCATGATCAAGAAGCTGTACCTACGCAAGTCGTTCGAGTGGGAACGGCACAGAAGCAAGAACGATACGGCGAGGTTCCTCGACGCTGTCGCCAACTCGCTATCTAGGCGATACGAATGTGAGGTAGAACTTGTCTAGGCAATTCATCGCAACGCTTCGCAGCATGTTCGACGCAGAGGACGCGCTAGAGGCGAGGCTGATAGCGAACGAGCTTCAGGAGGCAGTAGCAGAGCAGCTCGATGAGGACGACACGGTGGATGTCACCCAGGTCATCCCAATCGAGACTGCTAGCGAGCACGTCGAGCCGAGCGAACTGGTCGAACAGCTCTATCGGTGTCGCGATCTGCTCATCAAGACTCGCATCGTACAGTGCTACGATCTAGCGGGGTGGGTAGACAGAACTGGCTGGATCCTTGAGCATCGACAAGAGGACACATTCGACGTCACCGGCTATGACCACGGCAGGGTGATGGACAGGGCGAACATTCTACTAGGGAGGGCAACGTGACCTTCGAGGTAACGCAGGAGATCAGGCGGGTCGGTACGTTCAACGCAGAGAGCGATTCCGATGCGCTGACGCTGGCGAAGCAGAAGTTCGCAAAGCAGTTCGGCTACATAGAGGACGTTAGGTACACGGTCAGGCCGATTCTCGAGAAGGGCTACGAGGCGCCGTCCGAGGTCCCGACGACACGCAGGGATCCTTCTCGATGAAGTACCGTAAGAAGCCGGTCGTGGTCGAAGCCGCAGTGTGGGACGGGATTCACGTCGACCCACTCTGGGAGCTGGACCCCGAGCACACGCAGCCGTTCACTCTCGACGGCGCAGGCCACGTCACTGTACGGACTATCGAAGGCCCGTTGGCGGCATCGCCGGGTGACTGGATCATCAAAGGTGTGAAGGGCGAGTTTTACCCGTGCAAGCCCGACATCTTCGCTATGACCTATGAGGTAGCCGAATGAAGGAGACCAAAGACTGGAAGCCAGGAGCGCAGTTGAAGATCTTGGCTTGGGGAAGGAGCAAGGTCGGAAAGACTTTCGGCGCTGGAACCTTCCCGCGACCTTGCATCTTGGACTTCGACAGGGGAATGACGACCCTGCTCAGCCCCGACTTCGTACGGAAGCACGGTGTGAGGCAGTTCATCTGGGAGGAGTTCTACGAGCGGTCGTTCAAGGGTGCGATCGTCACAGCGCACAACGCCTACGACGATGCGTGCAAGTTCTTCGACCTGATGATGACTACAGCGAACCGCGGCAGGTTCGACACCTGGGTGATAGACTCAGGAACGACGCTCAGCAGCGACGCGCAGAACAAGGCCGTCATCCTACTCGGTACGAAGGACTACCACTTCATGTCGAAGACGCAGGAGGAGGCCCTAAGGCATGGGCTGCTGGTGCCGAAGATTCAGGACTACGGTGCGGAGCGAAGCCTGGTCGAGCAGTTTGTAGACATGGTGCTGAGTAGCGAGAAGCACGTAGTGTTCATCTGCCATGAGAAGGAGGTGCGAAACAAGGAGGGCGATCTGATCTCGCTGGTGCCAAATCTGATTGGGCAATCAGCGGAGGCTGTACCCTTGCGCTTCGACGAGGTCTACAACGTCCAGGCCAACAAGGGTGAGTTGAAGTATGACAAGGCCACTAACAAGACCGAGCAGGTGTGGGACCGAGTGTGTATCACTCAGCCCGATGGGTTGAGGAAGGTCGGCTCGAGACACGGAGTGCCGGACAAGACTCCTTGGGAGTTCGAGTCAGTCATGAAGGCGATTCAAGCTAGCGTAACGGAGTCTATGAAACAAATCGCTGCGGTACAGACGGCGGGCGACAAAGCGTCTCCGTCCTCGGCCGCGACCACTCCAGTGACTGCTAAAGCGGTCTAAGGAGCGCACATGTCACCCGTTCTGCAGCCCGACACGTCGGCAGCGGAGGACTTCTCCACGCCGATTCCTCCGGGCACGTACAAGGCTCACATCATCGACGTCGAAGTCGGCAAGTCGAAGGCTGGCAACCAGAAGATCATGCCAAAGTTCGAACTGGACGTCGACGGGAAGAAGCGTACTCGCACGGCACATCTCGTCATCTCCGGCGAAGGCAGCATGGGGTTCGACCAGCTGCTGCGTGCCTGCAAGATGAACGACCTAGCGGACGCGTACCGCGATCCGACAGTCTCGCCCAAGCCGCCCTTCGACACGGATTCGCTGAGGGGCCATGATGTGATGGTCGTCGTCGAGGAGAACATCTACAAGCCCGATACTGGGCCGGAGCAGAAGCGGGATCAGCTGACAGGATATCTCAGGGCCTAGTGCTATGGCAGGTTGCGCAGCCAGCCATCGCCCGAGCTTGCATCGTAGCAGGATGAGCACGTCAGCGGTTCGACCTGGGTGGACCTGCCAATACTCCCCGTGGTCAGGTGACCAGCCTGTCCGTTACTAGCGTGGCAGACCGGATCGTTACCGGTACGGGGATTGAAACTGGTACAAACCTGTACAAGGAGGAAAGGTGACAGAGCTCGTGATGCCGAAGGAGAAACTCATCGTCCGTGTGATGACAAGGAGCTTCGGGATAATACAGAGTCACACCTACGAGACCCGTGATCAGCTTCTGAACAACCTGTTCAAGGGGCGAGTTGCGGACCTCATCCACTACGAGGGTGTCGATGAGCTGGAGCAGCAAGTCGATCACTGGTTCCTACCAGAAGGACCGTCTGCTGCCGGACAGCCAGAGATTGGCGGACTGATAGTCGTCAAGATGGCCAGCGGTAAGATCACTCCGGTCGATCTTCGATTCGCTCCTGGCAAGGATCCCCGTCGTGGCTGAGATCGAACTGGCTGCCGTCACCGTGGAAGCAGGAAGGTTTCGCGGAGCGACAGGCGATATGGAGGGGTTGAAGCAATCGCTCGATAAGTTCGGGCTGCTACAGCCTATCATCCTCGACGACTTCGACGTGCTAGTAGCAGGATTTCGGAGGTTGACGGCCGCAAAGCTACTCGGCTGGAAAGCTATTCGCTTCGAGCGACTATCGAACCTGACCGACCTGCAGAAGAAAGAGATCGAGCTTGAGGAGAACATCCAGCGCGAGCAGATGACCTGGCAGGAGCGGGTCAAGGCCCTTGCCGAACTCGACAAGCTCAAGAAGAAGATCGACCCGAACTGGTCGACTGCCATGACTGCCCAGGTCGCCAGCACGGAACGGGAGAGAGTCCAGGAGGCAGTCAAGCTGTCTCATCTAATGGACATCTTCCCGGAGCTGAAGGATGCCAAGAGCATTAACCAAGCCAGGTCGTGGGCTCTCGCTAAGGTGGCAAGTGTCTCGAGAGTCAAAGACGTCAAAGACAATCCTGCTGAGTTTAAAGAGATCGAGGAAAAGATACTCCTCGGTGACTCTGTCGAAGTCATTAAGCGACTGCCTGAGGGAATGTTTCGTCTTGTCCTTACTGACCCTCCGTTCGGAATTGACTACGACAGCCGAAAGGCAGGAACTGAGCAAGCGGTTACAGCGTACCAGGACGACGAGAAGTCTTACCTCCGCCTACTTGGAATGGCACCGGAGCTATATAGAGTTCTCAAGTCCGACGGCTGGCTCATTTGGTTTCTTGGTCCTACCTGGTACGAACGGGCTAAGATTGCTTTTCGCGCAGCTGGATTCGTCGTTGACGAAATGCCTGTCATCTGGGATCGCTCGGACGGGCGCTGTTATACAGCAAGACCAGACAGGTATTTTGCGCGTGGCTACGACATGGCGCTCCACTGTCTGAAAGGCGAGCCGCAGATGATACAGAGGGGATTGCCGAATGTACTACGCTTCGCCCCCGTACCGGGTGATGAGCGAGATCTACTGGTTGAACGTCCAGTGGAACTCTATCAAGAGCTTATCAGGCGACTTACAGTACCTGGCGAGACTGTGGCCGATTTCTTCGTTGGATCTGGCTCAGTTCCAGCAGCGGCTACGTCACTTCAGCGGGAGTATTGGGGGTGTGAGCTTGATCCAGCTAGACGATCAGTTGCCATCAAAAAGGTGAAAGCATGGACACCAGACGACGAAGCGAGGTCCGCGTGACCGGCCCCCCAGCGGAGACCCGACCATGAGCCGCACGTACTTTTTCTGCGCTGTCTGCAATCGCTGGGCGTACTTCGACCCCTGCGAATCGCAGGACGGCGAGCCCGCGTTGCGCTGCGGCAAGTGTGGGCATGTGAGTGTCATTCCCGATGCCTGGAGACCAGCATGAGCGTGCGCGCCAAGTTGTCATTGACGAGTATCACGGAGCACACCTGGGGCGGCAAGACCCTAAAGTTCACGACGCAGTATGACGCGACGATTCCTGAGGACCAGCGTTTCCAGAAGGCGACGCCGAGCGGCAGCATCGAAATGCAGGTGGACAATCCTGCGGCGCTCGCGCAGTTCGTGCTCGGGAAGTTCTATCACGTCGATTTCAGTGAAGTGCCGTGAGGGGTGCGTGACATGAGTGCGGGCCCCCGGGGCCCCGCGGCGGGCCGCGACGTCGACGGACCGCCCGCGCCGGACTCGGAGCGCATCGAGCAGATGCTGGCGAGCCCGCGCAGCCGGGTGTGGCGCGACGAGGAGACGGGTGCGCTTCTCGTGGGCCTCAACGACTTCTTTGTGCCCGCGGCGGATGCGGAGGAAATCCCGCCGAGCGAATTGGCGACCGTTGTCGCGGCGTGGGAGTCGCTCGGCTGGTGGGGCATCCTGGCGTGGGTGATCCAACGGCGCTACGTGTCTCCGGGGGCGCCGGCGGCGGCGCAGCTCGCTCCCACGGACGCGATGATCGCCATGGTGAATCGCCTCTTCGTGCTTTCCTCGGCGGTCATGGGCGGAGGTCGGGGCGCTGACTGTGCGGTGGAATGGAGCCAAGTGGACATCATTGCTTCTGATCTGCGGGCGGCGCTCGCGCAGGCGTCGGACGGGCCCGCATGATCGGAATGCTATGATCCGTTGCTTACTCAGCTTCATCGGTGGCATCCTGTTTACGATCTTCTTCCCGCTCGCCGTGGCAGCGATCCGGGGCTGGCGGCGCCCATAGTGAGTATTGAGATAAGTGACGAACAGATCAGACAAGCACTGCTAGTACCCTTGCGCGAGAACCTGGTAGTATGGAAAGCCCAAGGGGAGGTTATCGAGAAGAAGCTCACTGAGCTGATCTGCGACGTGCTAATCATCTGTGCCGCAACAACTGAGCGAAAGGGCCCAACACTAGGCATCAAGTCAGGTATTAGTCTCATTCACGGCTATAAAGACCGCTAATGACCAGTGGGGTCCTAAGTGCGGCTAATACAGTCCGGCCCAAAGACAGCTAAGCTACTAGTTGTAGGCGAAGCCCCAGGGGCAACGGAAGATGCCTCAGGCGTGCCGTTCTCTGGTGCGTCGGGTGAAGATCTCAATGACTATCTTATCACCGTAGGCATCCCTCGCTCGGACGTCTTCGTAACGAACGTCTGTCACGAGCGCCCTCCCGCCAACAAGTTCGAGACCTTCCTCAAGCCGAAGCCGCATCCTGCCCTCCTGTACGGGATTGTACAGCTCAAGAAGGATATAGAGGAGATCAGACCTAACCTAGTCCTGGCGCTTGGTGACGTACCGCTGAGATTTCTGACCAATAAGCACAGCATCACCAAGTATCGCGGGTCGGTGCTCGAGTGCTCACTAGTCAAGGGCCAGAAAGTCCTGCCCACGTTCCATCCTGCCAGCGTGTTTAGGCAGTATGAGAACCGGGCTCTAATCCGGCTGGACATGAAGCGAGTGGCAGAGGAAGTTAAGTTTCCTGAGATCGTTCTGCCACAGCGCGAGATTCGAGTGTGGCCCGAAGCCGCAGAGTGGGCCGAGGAGATGTTCCATGCAGAGTGGCTCTCAGTCGATATCGAGACGATACCAGGTACAAACAGACACGAAGTTGTATGTGTGGGCTTCAGCGATAATCCAGGAAGAGCTCTGGTTGTGCCTACTAGCGCTCCTGGAGGAGAAGCTGTTATCAGAAGGCTGCTCGCCTCTCCTAATAAGAAATGCGGGCAGAACTTCGGACAGTACGACTTGACAGTACTGGAGGACAACGGCTACGAGGTCGTGAACTTCCAGTGGGACATTATGTTCTCGCATCACGCGCTGCTTATGGAGGCGGCCGGAGGTGGGGACGAAGTTAAGATGCTCAGAGGAGGGAAGCAGGGCGGGACATCGCCGCTGAAGAAGGGCCTTGGTTTCCAGGTGAGCATCTATACCAAGCAGCCCTTCTACAAGGACGACGGGAAGCTGTGGAAGGAGACAGGCGACCTGGCGATGTTCTATAGATACAACGGCTACGACGCCTGTTGCACAGGAGAGATTCGTAGCGCGCATGAGAAGGGGCTCGACACCTTCAAGGTGCGCCACGTCTTTGAGCACGAGATGGCGATCTTGCCGCTGCTGAGACAGATGAGTAGAAGGGGCGTCAAGATCGACCTACCACTGCGAGACGAGCTGAGGAAGCAATACACTCAGGAGGTCATTAATCTACAGGCATTTCTCGACAAGTCGGCCGGTAAGCCGCTGAACGTAAAGTCGGCGCCTGACATGCACAAGTTGCTCTATGACACGCTGAAGTTGCCAGTTAAGCTGCATCGCGAGACTAAACGTCCCACAGCCAATAAGGACGCAATAGTCGAACTTGCTGGGAAGTACAATCATCCAGTGCTCATGACGATACTGGAGATCCGGAAGAGAAGGGACCTAATAGAGAGGTATCTCGATGCTCAGATTGACGCGGACGGGAGAATGCGATGCCTGTTCGATCCTACAGGTACTCGAACGGGGCGGCTGGCGAGTCGAGCGAACATATACGGTTCTGGGACTAACTTACAGAACATTCCGCCGAGGCTACGCAGAATGTTCATTGCTGACGCTGGAAAGGTCCTCTTCTACGTCGATCTCTCTCAGGCCGAGGCACGAGTGGTGGCATATCTGGCAAGATGCGAATCTCTTATCGAGCTCTTTGCGAGCGGGAGGGATATACATAAAGAGAATTCAGTTCGCTTCTTTGGTTATTATGATGAGGACAAGCGTGTCGCTGTCAAGAGGATCGTCCACGGCTCGAACTACGGCGAGGGACCGGATCGCATTATCAAAGTTGCGGCTGCCGACGGGATCAGACTAGCGTACGGCGACGTCGTAAACGGGCAGACGGCATATTTCATGCTATATCCCGAGATCAAGGAGATCTGGTGGAATGAAGTCAGGCAAGCGCTCAAGTACAGGATCCTCGAAACCCCGCTCGGGTGGAGGAGGCAGTTCTACGGCAGGTGGGACAACGTCAACTTCTTCAATGAAGCGATCGCCTTTCAGCCCCAGTGTACTGTCGGAATCCTCGGTGAGATGGGAATGCTTGCTGCTTCTAAAGTCCCAGGAGCGGAAATATTACTTAACGAGCACGACGCGGTGCTGGGGCAGTGCGAGGAATCTGAGGTCGGAACTGTCGTACCAGCAGTACAGGAGGCTATGCAGATTCCTATCCAGATTCATGGACGAACTCTTACAATCCCCAGCGACGCGAAAGTCGGGAAGAACTGGGGCGAGTTCAACGAGAAAACGGGCGAGAACCCAGAAGGACTGAGGAAATGGAAGGTCCCGAGTTCAGACTCTTCCGAGCTGAAAACGAAAACTGCGTAGTAGGATTTGTAGTAGATCCTATGACGCAGGCCGTGGTAAGGTGCGCGCCGATTCTCTATAAGAGAATTCACGGCCGTGAGCTGTCCTGGGTCAGACATGAGCTTGAGCTCCTTGGCTGGACGGTGACGGAAATTGCCAGATAGACTACTGCCTGACTGGATTCAGGCGTATATGGCCTATACAGCTGAGCTGGAATCACCTGACGAGTATCACGTATGGACGGCGCTCTCGACGATCGCTGGAGCGATAAGAAGAAAAGCCTTTTTCGATATGGGATACTTTCTTCTGTATCCTAATCTGTACGTAGTTCTAGTCGGCCCACCAGGCCGGTGTAAGAAGTCTACTGCCATGCGAGTAGGAAGGGGATTCTTGGCTAAGACTCCTGGCATCAACTTCTCTACCGACTCGACGTCGAGAGAGCGGCTCATCTTGGACCTAACTCAGGCTCACGCAGACGGGCACAGTAGCATGACAGCCTACTCAACTGAGTTTGCGAGCCTGTTGACTACGTCAGGCATGGATATGGTAGTCTTCCTGACGGATATCTACGACAGCCCTGATGAGTGGTCTCACAAGACAAAGATGGGTGGGACGAATAAGATTCGAGCACCGTATCTAAACATTGAAGGAGCTACTACTCCAGACTGGATTGCAAGGAGCCTACCACTTGACACCGTCGGCATAGGCCTGACGTCGAGGATCGTCTTTATCTATCAAGATACTCCGAGAATTAGAGACCCATTCCCGAAGCTATCTAAAGATCAGGTCGATCTCGGAGAGCTGCTAGCTAAGGATCTGCATGCTATCTCACTAATCTCTGGACGATACACGCTAGATAAAGAAGCAGAGGACTTCTATAGAAAGTGGTACGTAGACACGCACCAGAAGGGAGTCAAGTCAACGCCTGACACTAGGCTATCTGGCTACTTCGAGCGGAAGCCGATGCATCTACTAAAGGTGGCCATGCTAATCTCCGCCTCGAGGAAGGATGATACTGTTCTAACGATGAAGGATATCGAGACAGCTCTCAGCCTACTCGAGCAGGCAGAACCGGCAATGGCTAAGACCTTCAGCGCAGTAGGGAAGAACCCTCTGACTCTCGATCTTCAGCAGGTTCAAGAAGTAGTAAGCATGACTCCTGGCATCAAGTACGCAAAGCTAATGGACATGTTCAAGCATAGCATTCGCAAGGAGGAGCTCGACGAGGTCATCAACATGCTGCAGACGATAGGCCACATCAAGGTCGCACAGGGGGAGAAGGGTCCCCAATACTACCCACTCGACATGGAGGAGTGATGCTACGCGTGTACGTTGCCGGACCTATCACGAAGGGCAACACTATGCATAACATCTATAGAGCCGTAGTGATAGGAGACCTGCTGATGTCGAGAGGTTTCGCCCCGTTCGTTCCTCACGTGACGTGCCTGTGGGACATCGTCTCCCCACACGAGTACGAGGAATGGACCGCGTGGGACAACGAGTGGCTCAAGCAGTGTCAGGCAGTCTATAGGATGCCAGGGGAGTCGAAGGGAGCTGACGAGGAGTGCAAACTCGCAGAGGTCGTAGGTATACCTGTGTTCTACTCCATTGATGAGATAGTAAAGTGGAGCCAAAGCAACCCTGGCAAGTAGGATCAGCCCCGCCCCCCCCCAGCGCGGCTCCGCCGAGCTACGGAGACGGGCGAGCGTCATAGTCAAAGGCGGTAACCCGATGGAAAGTAAGGAGGTCTGGATGGAGTATAGAAGAGCTCTGCGGCGCGTGATGGCTCGGCTGCTAGAGGCCTATGATCTCCAGAGATGGGCCGCTGGGCCGAGGTTCGAGACGTCGCATCAGGTGGCTGCGATTATGATGAGCGATGAGGACGCGGAAGCAGTTCGGGATTTCCTTACTGGTACGGATTAGTACAAGGAGGAAGGATGAAGCATCTTGACTTCAGTAAGCTTCTAGCGGAGCCAGAGGCGCTAAGGCGCTACCACGCTGCCGCACACGCGATGCAGACTGGAGTAGCGCTCAAGATGGAGCACGATGGCACAGAGACGCAGCCGAAGCATCTCCGGGTTGGAGTCAACTCTGCGTTAGTGGATGGCGCGGCACTAGCGGAGCTGCTTATCCACAAGGGTGTTATCACCAAAGACGAGTATCTAACGACGATAGCGCTCGGCATGGAGCGAGAGGTGGAGATGTACAAGGAGTGGGTCGCAGACCACTTCCCCGGCGCCAACATCAACCTCGCATGACTCCTGGCGAGCGTGTCTTCTGGGGGATCTTGTGTCTAGCTGTGTTCTGGGCCCTGGTGCTTATCCGCAACTGGCCCAAAGGTCCCAAGGCGAGCTAGGGCGTAGTACCGCGAAGCGGGGAGAGTAGGCAGGTAGGTCTCGGCCAGATCCGTGCGGTAGCCCTTGTTGGGGAAGGTGACGAACTCCGTGAGCTTCAAGCACTTCAGCGCTGCGTCGTCAACTGTTTTTGACGTTGCAGTTACGCATCCGATCTCGGGCCACCCCTCTACCATCTTCAGCCGGGAGGCCTCGCAGTACCCACGATATAGGTAGAAGAACTCAGGGAAGCTGTCAGGAACTAGGATGGGACATCCGGTCGCAGGATGATCGCTAACTAGCGTTAACGAAGCTGCGTATTTATCGGAGAAGTCATGCCAGATGGTAGTCCTGCCGGCTACCCAGTCGCGCAAGATACGCTCTGCCTTGTCCGTGGCTAGCGACTGGAAGATGGC